TTACTTTGATGGCTTTGCAATGGCGCCGATTCGGCGATACACCCGCTTTGTGATTTCCTGCTCCGAGTGACCCAGCAGCAGGCTGGCATCTGCAATATCGAGGATCTCGGATGCAGCTTTTGGACGAATATCCTTGAACTGAAATTGAGAGATTTTCTCCGCAATGTCAGGTTTTGCTTCGGCGATCGCCCGAAGTCGAGCCGCCTCCCGGGCATCGTCCCAGCGGTTGCGCAGCATTTGCTGCGACACTCGTTTCCCGCTCTTGTTGAGGATGAAGTGCTGGCCCCCGTGGTGCCTTGTCCTGCCGGTTATCCTTTGGATGAGTTCACCGAGGCTGTTTTTCTGACCTTCAACCTCCATCAAAATACGCAACCTCTTGTCCGTCTTCCCTTGGCGAACGAGAAGATAGGCCCCCTCAACATCTCCCTTCTGCATCGCCAGGACATCTGCAGGGCGCTGGCCGGTCAAGTAGGCCAGGTCCATTGCATCCTTCAATTCGGGTGGTGCTTCGGCGTAGACAGCCGCCCAGACCACGTCATTGGCGTAATAGTCCCTCGGCTTCTCCTTGTTCTTTCGAACGCCCTGACAGGGGTTCTCCCTGTCGGTGAATCCCCACTCTCTGGCCATGTTGAATACGTGCGATAAAAGCGCGATCTCTCGATTCGCCCTGGTCTTCGCAACCCTGGCGTCCCGATACTGGGCGATTAGCGATGGGGTAATGGCATCGATCGGGGCGGTGTCGAATCCTGCCCGAAGGTGCTTCATTTCAGCCTTGTTGTCCTTCTGGGTCCGTGGAGCTTTTTTCGGGACAATGTCCCGCATGTACCGATCAAACACCCCCTTCATTGTCATCAAGTCGAGCGGCTTGTCCTTCGCCTCAAGTTCAGCCCATTTCATTCTGGCCAGGTCCAGGTCTTTCCCGAGGGGGATATCTTTGCCGGTGGAGTCTCGGTAGTAGTAAGCCACCCAGACCTTTCCGTTTTTCCTGGTCCTGGATCGTTCGTACATTCTTGGGGGGAGGTGTCGGTTTTCGGTCTTGCGGGGGCGCATATCAATTCACTCGCGAAAAATCAGCAGTCCATGTTGAAGCGGCCGGCGGCGGGCTGGGGTCGATGATTGTTGGCGTGACCAGGCCGAGCTTCATTCGTGCGTACATTCGGCCAACCAGGGGGCGTTTCCCGCGGCTTTCGACGTATTGCCAGTTCCGGTCATCAAGCCAGCGGCGCTGGTAGGCCCTGGCCTTGTAACCAGTGATCTCGGCGAGTTCATCGTCCGAGAGGATTTCAGATGCCATGGTGTGCTCCATGCTGCCTGCGGCGGCAGAGAATGAGTTCAGGGCCTGGCCCGCTGGATGATGTAGACAGCTATGGAGGCAGTGGCTGAAAGCCAAAGCGCCGTGCCGAAGGTGCCGATGATGAAGGCAGCATCGGTTCCGCTCTCCCACATGGCCGGGACGGCGTAGAAGAACCAGAGGAGGGTGATCAGCATGTAGGCGAGTATGCCGACCAGGATCTCGAAGAGTTTTTTTGCAGACATGGGGATTCCTTGCCCGCCTGGCGGGCTTCTGAAAGTTGAGTGGGTTTTTCGGAAAGGTCTGATGGTCGCCGGCGTTGCGCGCGGCTATGTTTGAATCGTTCGCCCGGCCCGTTGTCCTGGCTATCCGTCGACTGCAATACGGGCTGTGGCGAACTCCTCCAAATTCAACTGCTTCGGTTTGTTTCGCTCATGCTCAATTCGTGCACGAGCGATCGCCATATACCCGAGACAGTTTCCGTGCTCGTCTTGGTCTCGCTCGATGCCGATGAAGCGGAAGCCCTCGCGCATCGCCGCCTTCCCAGTGCTACCGCTGCCCATGTACGGGTCAAGCACGGTACCGCCTGGCGGTGTGACAAGGCGCAGCAGGTAGGCCATCAGGTCTGTCGGCTTCACCGTTGGGTGGTTGTTTCCGGTGGTACCGACGTTCTCGACTTTGCGCAGGGTGGTGCCCCGCTGGAACTGCAGACCGGGATCGGTCAGGCCCTCGTGGCGGTCCTTGCGGCTGGTCTTGGCGCAGTAGAAGAACCTGGCTGCGCTGCCTTTGTCTGCGTGAAACTCCCCAGCCACCCGCGCACGCTTGCCGGTGACGTTGCCTGCGCTGGCTGCGCTAGCCTCAGTTCCGCGCACAGGCGCCGCCGCGCCAGCCTCAGACGGAAACGCCATCACCACCTCGTCGCTGCCGTCGTGAATCAGGTTGGCGGGCCAGCGGCCCATTCGTTCGCTATGATCAAGCCCTTCTCGCTGGTCGGAAATCCTCCCACTCTCCCCAACGGTCATTTCGCCTGGTCGTTTCGGAAAGGCCTCGTTTTTTCCGCGTGAGTGAGTGGATACGGTCTCTGTCCCGACACGACATCCGCCGATGTTCAGTGCCCCCGGTGCCGTACACCAACACGTTCTTTGATACTGTGCCAATCAGCGGTTTACGCGCTACGGTGATAGGCTCAAGCGCTGGCTTTAGGGCTGTGCCCCAGCCCTCCCAGTGCGCAGCCGCGTCGGTGGCTGGTGCGGTGATCGCTGATGTGTCGATGCGTGCGGATGGATTGCTTGCGTAGTTTCCGCCACGCATGTCGGTGATTGGCGTCGCAGCTCGCCCGGTTTTTCGACCGACTACCTCACGCTCAGCACCGGCCGCCTTGTCGATCGCCTTGCTCACGTCCATCGACTTCGGAAAGCCCGACCCATAGACCCAAGCGATCATGTCGCGGATCTCGAACCCAGCGTCCTCAATGCGGACCGCCATGCGGTGCTGAGTGCGGGTGCTGGCGAACGCGAGCAGGTGGCCGCCAGGCTTGAGCACGCGCAGGCACTCCGCCCATACCTCGACCGCCGGCACGTCGTGGTCCCATTTTTTTCCCATGAATGAAAGGCCGTAGGGCGGGTCAGTCACGATGCTGTCGACGGAGTTGTCTGGCATAAGCCGCAACTGCTCGAGGCAGTCGCCATGGTAGAGCTGGTATTCGCTCATCGCTTCGGCCCCGTGTAGATCAGCCAGGCCATGTAGAGGATGGGAAGGATCATGGCGCCACCCGCCGAGCCCACTGCACATGCGGGCCTTCCTCGGTATCGAAGATCCCCATCAGGAACCACTCGGGGCCTGGTGATTGCGGATCCCAGCCATTGCAGTGACAGCCGCCCTCAAAATACGGATGGCTCGCCAGATCGGCGTCCATGCCCCAGGTCTTCAGCTCAAGGCCCTGCTGTGCCACCCAGGCCTTGTAGGGCGCTGGATCTTCGCCACCGCCGAAGTCTGGGATGCCCGGGTGATGCCACCAGCCATCCTCGTCGCGCTTAACTTCCACCGGCCCGAAGGGGGTGGAGCTGTGCAAAGCGCAGGGCATCACGTAGAGCACGTCCGAGTACTCGCCACCGCCGGAGCTGAAATCCATTTGGCACCCGCACTTCGCCGGCGCGCCATTCACGAACGATATCTTTTCGGTAGGCATGACTTGTCCTTCCGGCCAGGCGGCCGAGTTGAGAGAGTTGAGTTAGGGGTAGTTCTTGCTGATGCGCTGGGCGATGTCTTCGAGCTCGCCGGCTATTTCAAACATTTGGTTGTTGTCTCGCCTAGATACAACGGGAGAGCGATGCACGTTGCGGCCGCTCAAAATCCAGGCGCACAGCAGGATCAGCCAGGCCTCGGCCTTCCGGTGGATGAAGCGCTTCATGCCTGCGCTACCGGGTGTGCTGCGTTCCAGAGCTCGAAGGCTTCTTGCGTGGTTGCCGCTTCGATCTTCTCGTCACACTGGTAGCAGTGCGCCACACCGCCGGCGGCGCCTACATCGCGGTGACCTTGTTTGCAGGGGCTCATGCGCCAGTCGTCATCCGCTGCCGGCGCGCCCTGGCTGAGTGCGGCCTGGGTTTCAGCCTCCAGCTCCTCAAGGCCCCTGTCGTCGTCGACCATGGGCAACCAACGAGCAAGAAGCGCATTACGTTCGGTCAACCGACCTTCCAGCTCATCCGCCCGCTGATCCTGCACGGTCAGGCGCTGCTGTAGGGCATCGCGCTCGGCAAGGACGCGGTCGAAGTCGGCAGCCATTACCAGATCGCCGTCCTTGTCTGCCACGTATCGCTGGTCATTCCAGTGAACCCAGTAGCGTTTCACTGTGGTGAGTTTGTTTTCTGTAGGCATAGGGAGTCCTCAATGGCCGCGTCACGACCAAAAGTGATGTCAAGGGGGGAGGAGTGAGAGAAAGTTTCGACCTGTAGCAAGGGCTGCTACAGGTTTCCGGTATACAAGCGAATTCGTCGTGACATCAGAATCAGTGGCACCTCAACTAAGTGGTGCCAAGCATGAAGCGACTGACAGAGTGGATAAACCTGATTGCCTCTATGATCCGTTTGGCTGACGTGATCCTCCGTACTGGGCTCATTGAGTGGATCAGTGATCGATTGCAGTGAGGTGCTACGATGGCGCCTTCATCAAATTGGGTCGGCCCATGACAAAGCACGATATCTATGACGAGCTGGAAGGATTTCAGCTCTGGAACTACATGGAGTGCGAGAAAGACGAGGAAGGCCGGGAGACTTGGCGTATCAACGTCGAGGTGAAGCGGGGCGGGGAAGTAGTGGTGCCGGTTGTCGCTGGCGATCGCACATTCCCCGACCGCGGTCTGGCCCAGGTCGCCGGCCGAGAGCTTGGGGCGAAGTTGCTGGCGGAGCGTGGTTAAGCTGCTCGCGACTGCTGCTCGGTCACTCGCCATGGGTCGTTGGCCCTGGCCAGCGCCGCCATTGGCGGAGGGCTGACGCTGTTGCCGCACATGTGCACCTGCTGAGTCTTGGTGAACGGCTTGCCGTCGGCGCCGCGGTTGATGATGTAGTCGGCCGGGAAGCCCTGGGCCTTGTACAGCTCTGACGGCTGCAGCATCCGCAGGCAGATATCGACGATCACGTAAGGGGTGCCCTTGATGGTCACGGTGACCAGGCCGAGGCGGTCCTTGGTGGTGATAGTTGGCGCCGGTGCGTCGGCCCCACTGATGTTCTCGGTGCCGTAGTAGCTGATCAGGAAGGCCGCGACGCGCAGGGCGCCGGCTTCGATCTCTGGCGATAACTGCAACTCGACCAGCGAGCTTTTGCCTCCGCCTCCTGCTGTGATGGTGGGGGCTGGTTCGTCCACGGCTTGGCCGATACTTGCGCCAAACTGGCGCTCCATGAAGGCTGTCATCAGGCCGTGGTGAGTACCGCCGGCGCTGATGGTGTGTAGCGGGTCCGCGGCGTCTCGCGCATCGCAGTTTCCGCGCAGGTGCACCAGGTTTGCCGTCACCAGCTGCTGCTGGCTGCCGGTGTTGGTTACAGTCGTCATCGGGTCCTCGATGCTCTTGGCCGCAATGGTGTTGAAACCTCCGTTCATCTGGGCCATGAACACTGTCGAGATGCCCATGGCGTGCGCGGTGCCGGCCGGGCGCTGGTAGTTGCCACCGCTGGTGATGGTCGGCAACGGATCGTCGAGCGCTTTGCCTTCATCCGCAAACCGGAACTTGACCAGGTGCGCCGCCGCGATCGCGCGGTGGTTCTGGGTCATCAGCGTCCCGGCCGGCAAATCCACGGAGACCGGCTTGCCGGAGTACTCGGGTCCACCAGCGCCAACCAGCACCGCGCCTGTAAGGGCGTGTTTTACCCCTCCAGCGACAACAGTGCCCAGAGGCTGGTCGAGTCCTGGCACGCGCGGTTCCTGTCCGGCGCGCTCGCCATATCCGGTCTGGATCAGGGTCGGGCTGATCAGCGTTAGCTCACCGCGATTCGCGCAGGTGACGGTCGGCAGCGGGGCAGCTGGGTCGTTGATCCGGTCGCTGCCCTGGTGCGTAGCTGGCGCGATGATCGGACTTGCCATGGCGAAAGATCCGCCGCGGGGCCAGGATGTCACAGTGCGCAGCGGCTCATGGGCTGACTGCACGCTATCGCCCGACCAGTTCGCAATCGGCACGATGAACGGGTCAGCGGCATCGAGGACGAACTTCTTCATGCCCTTGGCGATCCGGCGCAGGGTGGCCGGCGCCAGTGGCTTCGGACGGTCAAAGATGCTTTTGCTCGGGATGGTCCAATCGATGCACTCGGCAGCGGTGCGCCACTTCTTTTGGTCCTTGGCCGGATTCTTGGCGTGGGTCGGCTCGGGCCAGACGATTGGCTGGCCGTCACATCGGGCGATCATGAACAGGCGCTCCCGGCTGGTCGGCGCGCCGAAGTCGCAGGCTTTGATCACTCGCCATTCAACGGCGTAACCCAGACGCTGCAGCTCGGCGACGAAAACGGCCCAGGTCTGGCCGCGGCGTTTCGGGTTGGGCACCAGGAACTGCTGGTGGACCGGTACAACCTCGCCGGGGGCAGCTACTCCGCCGCCGAGCTTCACCACGCGGCCGGTGGTCTTGTCGCGCTTGGCCACCAGCGGCCCCCATTGCAGGATCTGCTTCACGTTTTCCAAGCTGATGACGCGGGGCTTTTTCTTGCCGGCCCACTTCAGACCGATCCACGACAGGTTCCGGATCTCGCGCTTGCGCGGCTGACCGCCGGCGGCCTGGCTGTGATGCGTGCAGTCCGGCGACATGTGGAACCAGCCCACGGCCTTGCCGTCGCACTCGGTATCCGGATCTCCGTCGAAAACGTCGGTGGTGTAGTGAACTGCACCAGGGTGATTGACGGTGTGCATGCTGATCGCGCTGGCGCTGTGGTTCTTCGCGACATTCACCGCGCGGCCCAGACCCATCTCCAGCCCGGTACCGGCGCCGCCACCACCGCAGAAGAAGTCGACAACGATCTCATCGTCCTGCGTGCTGAAACCAAGTCCGTATTGGGTTTTAAAATCGAAGGGGTGTTTCTTCTGTTGTGCGGACATAGGGGATCCTCGCCGGTATATTGCGGATTCGTAGGGAAGTCGGATGTGATGAAATGAAAATTTGGGATCGGTATCAGGAAGAGCGGAAGCACCGAAAAGATATTGAGGGGCAGATAAAGCGTATTGAACAACTCAGCAAAGTTGTTCCTGAGCAAAGTCTTGATATGGAGCTCTGGGGTTATGTTCCTGAGGAGGTCAAAACTCTTGAGCAAGCTGAGCAGTGGTTAGCCGTGCTGCAGACTGCGCAGCTTCGGCGCAGAGCCGAGCGGTATGGAATCGAAATGCCCGATACCTCTGCGGAAGACTTGGGCCGCCGGATGGAATGGGATGCGGATCAGAACGAACCTTACTATTTGACCAGCAAGGGCATGCGTCTCGTGAACCTCGCACTGCGAGAGGAAGAAAAGTATCGTTGGGATAAGTGGAATACGCGCATTTCCGTAACCATTGCGCCGCTCAGTTTGATCGTGGCGATCCTCGCACTTGTCTACGGTAAGTAGGGTGCCGGCTGGCGTGATTCGTTGAAGTGTGCGTAGGCGGCTAACAGCCAATCGAATTACTGGAGGACGGTACATGCCTAACAGTTTTGCTTCTAAAGGCTTCTTGTCCTCTGACATAGACGCCTTCAAATCCTCAATCAAAAAGCAATATTCGGAGGAGTTTGATAAGGCTTCAGCGTTGTCCGAGCGAGCCCATCAACAGCTGTTGAGTTTGCCCATGGAAGAGCAGACAGCGTGCATTCTAGCGGCCATTGTTTTTACTGAGCGCACCATACGGGGCTGCCAGGGGGCAATTCTGCTTTGCGAATCAGGCCTTATCCAAGAAGCCCAAGTGCTAGTTCGTACCGCTACTGAAACTTTGTTTGCAGCTTCAGCACTAGTTACAGATGACCGGGTTTACGACCGAATGGCTCGCGCTAGCGATCATGAGGATTTAGTTCAAGCGCGAGGGATGATGAAGTCTCCTTGCTCGGACTTTACGGATGATCATTTGGCTGCCCTCCAAGAGGTTGTTGGGCGTGCGGAAGAAAATGCTGCTAAATATCCGATTTATGAGGCTGCACAGGCGGCCGGGCTGCTTCCTATGTATGAAACCTTCTATCGAGGACTTTCCGCTTTAGCTAGTCATGCGACATTCCGGTCGCTCGACAGGTCTTTTGAGGGGGACGGGGAAAGCTTTACGTTCATCATGGGGCCCAGTGATAAGCAGCTAGCTTTTACATTAGGCACAGTCTGCTCGTGTCTTTCTGAAGCTATAAATTGCCTTAACAAAATATTGAATAAAGCAAATATGAAGGATTGATTGCCTTGCACCGCTAAACCTCGGCGCCAGTCTTGGCAAACTCTTCAAGCTGTCGCGACCACTTTTCAGTAACGACCATTTCAGGTCGTGACATGGTGGCGTAGCGGGCGGATTCTTCTGAGGGCGCTGCAGCCAAGTTGATCACTATCGTAGAGATCGTTTCCTGCCATTCCTCGAAGTCGTGGCGCTCGCCGAGGATCAGCAGGGCATCATCGAGCGCTTTCGAAACAATCAGCGAACGTTTCTCGGCGCCGATCCGCTCGAGCAGCGCCTTCTCCTTGGCGCGTTTGTCCTTCTGTAATTGGGCATTGCTCTTGGCCATGGCCTACCTCTTCAATTCCACTGGCCGGCAGTGCCAGCCAGGTCTGTCGTTTGCGTTGTTGGATGCGAAAGCGTCTCAAGCTGCCACCTTGACCAGTCTCACGCCGGCCATGCTGAACTTGGCACCCTGAGCTGCGACCATCGCGTCGAGTGCTTCCCAGTCCACCGTCAGCACCGAAATAGGGGCTTGGCCGTAGGCGACGGCCTTGATCAACGACTCCAGATCGAACACTTCAGCCTGCAGGTTCACCGGCGCCGCAGTGGTGGTCACTGGCTTCGTGGCGGACTGAGCCGGTGCGGTGGGTTTCACCGACGCTGGGCTGGCGACTGGTGCAGGCTCAACCGGCGCCCTGGCCTTCGCCTCGTCTTCGATTCGCTTCAGTTCCTGTTGGCGGATCTGCTCGCGCTGGGCTTCGGCTTTCTGCTCCTCGGCCTTCTGATGTTCGGAGATCCGCACCTTGATCAGCGCGATCAGGTCGTCGTTCGCCTTCATCACCAGCTGCTGAATGTCGTTGAACAGGAAGGCGTGATCGACTGCCAGCTCGGCCAGGCTGGCCAGATTGATGCGGATTGCGTCCGCGGTTTGGCTGGCAGCAATTTTCGCTCGAGCCAGCTCGGTATCGACGGCGTCCTGCAGGCTGGCGATCGTGCGCTTGTTCTTCATGGCTCCAGCGAAGTCAGCCGTCACCGCGGGCAACACAACCCGACCCAGGGTCTTGTTGATCGCTGCGACGTGATCCGCCAGAGCCTGCTCGGCCTTTTGCTTGATGTTGCTCTTCACCAGCAGCTCTTGGGCTTTCACCAGCTTGTCGACTTTCAGGCGAGTTTCCCGGGCGTGTGCGCAGATGCGATCGAGAGATGAAAACAGCTCGTCGATGGTCTGGGTTTGCGAGAGAGCCTGTTTCTTCGCAGTGTCGACTGCTTGCTCGACATCGCTGCACCACTTCACAGCCTTCTTGGCGTCGGCGAAGTCCTGGTCTGTAACCAGCGTGGTCTTCACCGAGTCGATGACAGCCAGCGCCGACTCCTCGAACACCTTTAGGTTGCTCGCAGTGACCATGCCGGTCAGCTCGATGCGCAGTGCGGGCAGTTCGTCCGGGGCCTTGCCGACAACGATCGACGGCGCCTCGGCCATTTCGAAGTTGGCCAGGTCGGCCTCGAACTGCTTCCAGCCTTCGACCAGTTGTGCGGCGCGGCCGGCGACAGGCCGGTATTCCATGTGCACGAAGTTCTCGGCGGTGCCGTCAGAGCAAACAAAAATCACGCGTTCGGCGCCGCTCACCAGCAGCTGCTGCTCAAGCTGCCAGAAGTAGTGCGGCTCCAGCTCCCCGGCCTTCACCTGGGCAACCAGCGACTCGTTCCACAGCTTGTGCTCGAACAGGGTCTCGCCAAGCATCGTGGCGCCGTCCATGGAGGCCAGCAGTTTGCCGTTGGTGCCCACGACAGGGTAGAGCTCTTCGCCGATCATGGCCTCGACAAGCGGGCGGGCCAGAGCTTCGGTGGCGTGACCCTTGTCGAAGATGTGTTGTTGAGCTGGGGTGATCTCCGGCGTGATGCCGGTTTTCTTCACGGTCAGCAGGTCAGTCCGGGTTTGGTATTTCGAGACGCCCATCATGGCGGGGGCCTCGGAGGCGGTGTCGTGCTGGGCGCGGAGGGCATTCCACTCGGCGGAGCCTTGGACTATGTTGTGAATTTTCATACCGGCTCACCTTCAATCGGCGCGAGGCCTTGGATGGTTTCGATCTGCTGATCGGTCAGGGTGTACTTGCTGGCGATGGTCGCGATGACTTTCTCGGGTGTTGACCGGCCCGCGTCGATCGCGGCGCGCCATTTCGGCAGGTTCTCGGCGAGCTTGTCGTCGGGGTAATCGGGGAGTTCGTCGGGAGAGGCTGTCGGGCGTGGTGAAACGTCGCGGACAGCTGGTGCGCTTTCTTCGAGCTCGTCTGGGCTGTATACGCCTAGGATCACGTCCGGGCAGTAGAGGCGCGACCAGCGTTTGGTGGCCAGGTAGGCCAGTTGCTGGCGAGGATCGTCCGCCCAGAGCGTGCTGTTGCGGGTGCGGGCCTGGGCCAGAAGCAGCTCAAGGACGCGCGGTTCGTCCTCGCCGCGGAAGGTGGCCCAGACCTTTACGCCTAGACCTTGCTCGTCCTCCAGCTTCCAGCCCGGGACGCGGTACTCGCCCTTGTCGCCGTTCTTGATGGTGAACTGTCCGATCACCTTCTCCCAGGCTCCGAACCACTCATAGTGCAGGCGATCCATCACCGGTGCGCAGGTGGTAATGACTGCGTTGACCAGCTGAGCCTCATAGCCAAGGACGCCGTTGACCAGGTGCGTTTTCTGGGCCACCGCAAATGGATTCATCTTCCACTGCATCGATTGCATGACGACCGCCAGACAGTCCGCAGGGTTTCCGTTGAAGTGCTTCGGTAATGTGGCGCGGCCGGTGGCCATGACTTCGGCCAGGCGCATCATCTTGTCCAGGCTGTCGCCGTCCAGTACCAGAGCACTGGTGCTGGTTGCTGCGTGAGGAAGGACGTGAAGATTTCGATCGTGCGCCACCGGCGCCACGCTTTGTGCGGACATGACTATTCCTTGCCGCGCCTAACGCAGCTATTGAGGAGTGGACTAAAAATGGATTGCCAACTTGCTGGCAATGGGTCTCAGTTGGTTGCTAGCATCGCCGGCCATTAACTCAGCAAAAGGACTTGTAATGGCTTCCAAAAAAAAGGCACCACCATCTTTCGTTATCAAATTTGAACCGATGCAGGTATCGATTGAGCGTCGTACGAAACAAAAAAAATGGGTGGATGCTGATTCCCTCTATTTCCGGACCAATGACGGGGTGACGCGTATCCAATACGCAGGAGAAATTGCCGAGGAGGCATATAACGAAATTCAGATGCCGAGTGATCCAGAGTTTTTGCGATATCTTGCAAAAAAACTCAAGGCTCTAGCAAAGAAGCTGGAAAAGTGACTACCAAGTGATTCGATCAGCGAGGGCGCCCAGCAGCATCAGGAAGGTGCAGAGGAGAAGGGTGAATGCAGAGCCGCGCCAGAAGCAGTAGCGCTTGGCGCGTTGGTAGGAAGTCATGGCCATGGCCTCAGTTGCTGAAGCACCAACTCATGAAGCGCCTTTCCGTCACGACTGATGCGTTGCCCACGAAGCTGCCACTTTTTCGTGCTGGGCCAGCAGTCGATCATTCGCCCGTCGGGAAGCGTCAGCACAACGTGGTAGCCGTTGTTGTGCTTCTTGTGGGCAATGCCAGTTCGGGATAGCCAGCCTTCAAAGCGCTGCATGGCTTCGGCCTTCATGCGCTTTTTATGACCTTCGGGGTTCGGTTCGCTGCCTTCGCCGCCACAATTCCGGCAGCAGCGCGGATAGCCAACATCCTCGCCGATGAGCTGGCAGCAGCTCATGCAGTGACTGCCGTCGGCCACGCTGTCTTCATAGAAGCTCACGGCCGAACCCTCACCGCTATCCGGCCGCCCTTCATCGTCGGCGCCAGGCGCTGGGGCAGGCTGGCCACGGCACGCTCGCGCGGCAGGCCGATCACTTCGTTGAAGGGGAGGCCGAAGCCCAGCATGATCAGCTTCGCTTCGATTTCATCGAGCTGTTCGTCGATCAAGGTTTTTACTGGTGGAGTACTCACGATGCCTCCTTGCGCCGCTGACAGGCTTCCATCAGGCGCTTGCAGTAGTGGTTGAACTCGTCGGTGGTGATCGCACCGTCAGTGTATAAACGGGTGATCAGCTCCTGAACCAGAAGGCCGATATCAGACTGGCTGCCCTGGTCGCTGACGCCTTCGAGGGCCTGGTCGATGAGGATGTGAGGGCTCACAAGCCACCATCCACGTCGTCTTCGCGCTCTTCTCGTTCGGCCGCCACCGCATCAACGGCGTATGGCCTGAGCATGTCGATGGCGATCTGTTCCAGGGTCTGGACAGGCCTTTCTGAACCGAGCAGGTCGCCGGCATGGCTGTGGGATTCGCTCTGGCTCCCAACGACCGCGGCCAGAACCAGGCGGGCGAACGAATCACGCTTGTCCTCGCCATCGATCTGCCGCTGATTCAGGTGGCCCTGGAGGTAGGTGGCGAACTGGCCAGCCGTGACGGTGATGGGTTTGCTGTAGCGCCGCTTCCACGACACGTCAGCACCGCGCACCAGCTGCTCCGCCGCATGCTCCAGCCATTCACGCTCGGCTTCGCTGTCGTCGGGTGCCTCAGCAGGCAACAAAGCGTCGAAGCGCTCCTGGCAAATCTTCAGTGCTGCGTTCATGGTTGTCTCCAGGGTGGAGGGGTGTTGATCCAACAAAACTCGGCTGCACTCGACTGCTCCACTGGTTGCCGTTGGGCGTGGAGGGGAGTGCATGCGGGTGGTGTCGGGGAGGGCGGTCAGGTTGCTGGCTGCTATATTTCAGCGAGTAGTTTTGTAAAAAGGAGAGGCAAATGGGCTGGGATGAAAGCCGGCACAAAGCAACTTGTGGTTCTTGTGGGCACGAGGGCGTCCAGGTCAGACGCTCAAATGACTATGGCGAATCGGATGATCGGTGGGAGGGTTTCGCTACTGTTCCGGCGAAGGAGTGCGATTACCATCGAAAACGCTCCGGTGCTCGCGTGCCTGTCTGCAATTGCAAGAGTCAGAACATCATCGTTGGTCCGCTAATACAGTAAAGATGCGGGCGCCCGGCGCTGCCCGGGATGCGTCAAGTCTGGCCAGCTGTTGCCCTCGGACTCGCCCGCGATGCCGGTTACTTGTTCGGCGCTGATGTCATCAGCAGATCCTCAGGGCTATGCCCGCTGCGGGGCGCTGACAAAGCGCGCTCTCCGGAACCGATATTCTCTCGTCGGTCCAAGCGCCCAGCACTGTAGTGGCTGGGAACACTGTTGCTCGGCAACCCAGGGTTAGCGCTTCATGGCGGTATCTCCTATTGCTTGCTCACTGGGCAGGCAGTGGCCACCTATTGAAGCTGCATTGGAATGTCGGTCCTGACCAAGATGCCTAACTACGTCCGCCCGTTCGCATACAAACAGTTGGCCTGGATCAGCTTTTTTTATGGGGCGCCGACATTCCAATACAGCCTCTTTCGAGGTGGTCGGGCCGCATGTGCGAGCACTGATCGCGGCGCGGGCCAATTCCTGAAAGCTGGCCATGCTTCGCCGGCAGTTTTCGTCAGGCTGACGTGGCGCTGGTTATCCTGCTTGCCGGGTCAGAGGCTGGTAGCATCAGTGCCTCTCCTCACAACATGGAGTCGCTATGCGCCAAGTTGTTGCTAGAGCGCTGGACGTGATCGCATTAGAAAGCGGTAGGCCGGAATACACAGAGGCTTTCAGGGCTGCCCAGGAAGTCGTGACTGAGTTCGGCGAGTTGGATTTGGCTGATCGGCTGTTTGCTGATATCCCAGAGTCGATCCCGTTTTTACTAGTGGCCAAACTCTTCGACCTGCTGGCCTGGCAAACAGACGACAACGGTTCGGCGATGACTCGCACTATTGAACGTTGGCTTGTTGAAGGCACGCATCTACGCAAGATTCAGATCGCTCTATATCTCGATATCTACCCGTTTCCGGATGAGCGCGAGATGTATCGCGTACTGTCCAATGTGGCGATATCCCACCCGGAGGTGGCTGATAAATGCCGGCAGCTAATCAGCTCTCGGCAAAATCGGTAGCACCTGGTAAACATCCCAAAGCCCGCTCAGTGAACGAGCTTCAGTGTTGTTTTCCATCGTGACCCGCGTATAGCGTCAGACTGACGTGGCGCTGGTTGGTCAGTCGTCAAAGCCGTAGGAAAAGTCGTCGGGGTCGCAGTCGATCACAAGAATGGCGTTGCCGAAGTACAGGGACGCCAGCATGCGCTCCCACTTCGAATACACCTGCATGTCGATCGCGATCTTCCTGTCATCCAGCTTGGCGCTGTAGACCTCACCAAACGCCAAGGTTGGTTTCCAGTGGTCGCCGGTTTCACGCTCGCCCTTGATACTGATGTGCAGCGCATGTTTCAGGCTGTAGTTGCTGCGCGAGGAAGATGAGTAGTGTCCGCTCCGGTAACTGTCTTCCGGCTCTGGATCGAAGTAGATGTGCATCGTCTTGTGGGAGTAGCTGCCGTCGCCTTCTTCAACGCGAATTTCCGGGCGCTCCCATCGGCCTTCGGCGGCACTCTCTTTGTGGTGCTCCACGAATTCGTCGAGCAGTTTCTTCAGCGAAACTTCGCCGGTCAGCAGGCCCTCACCGGTGAGCACATCAGCTATGGACTTTTCGGCGCGCTCCAAGATGAGCGAACCCATGGCCGCTTGTTCCCAGCGCTGGTTCAGGGCGTTGGCGACGAGGGCGTTGTAGCGCTGAAGCTCGAACATGTCGCTGACGTTGGCCGGCAGTGCAGCCTTGACGGCTTCCTTGATTGCTCCGCCGAAGTCGCCGTAGGAGCGGAAGGTATCGCTCACAACCTCTTTGAACAGCTTCTCGATGCCCTCGTCGATCAATTCGCGCGGACGGTCGGAGTGGGCGTATGCAGTGACGCGCTCGGCAAGCAGCGCTTGAAGGGTTTGTTCGCTCATTTGGTGCTCCGTGCTTGATCGGTTGATTTCCCGTCTTTCCTCGTGAGAGGCCGGGTGCTGCTTTGCGCAATTGAATTGCTAAGCCGCCTCTTTGGAAGCGCTTACGGCTTGTTGGAGTTTGATGAGCAGTATTGTGGGGAGGCTGACCTCTGGCCCCGAGCTATTCAGGCATCCCTCAGGCAACGCTTTGAAGATTTCCTGCGCCGCTGCGCGGATTGCTTCGAGCTGCTGGCGTGGTGTGGTCGGGCCGCGCATCGATCCCGCGGTCACCTTTGACTTCCCGGTGGCCTTGGCTTTTTGCAGTTCTCCACCGAGGACCTTGCCTGCGTTCTCGCCATGCTGGCGGACGACTTGAACAGCCGTTGTCGCAGAGACCTGGCCTGAGGCGACCAATTGCTGCACGTCGGTGTTTGCATTGCCGAGCGTCATCACCTGCTCAACATGCTGGCGGGTCTTGCCGACCTTTTTTGCGATCTGATCAGGTGTCCAGCCGAACGCCGTGAGCCGCTTGTAACCGTCGGCCAGCTCAAGAGGAGAGAGCTTCTTTCCTTCCTGGCTGGTGATGACCCTGGCGACACGTTCGGCGTCGTTACCCTCGAAGGGGACAATCGAGATCCAGGCCTCTAAGCGCTTTGGGTCATCTTTGCTCGGCACCCTTGGAAGTCGTCCCGCCTGGTCGAGCTTCAAGTAGGCGCGACGACGGCGATGGCCATCGACAACCCACATTCCACCCTCAGCGCGAGGTCGAACCTCCAGTGCCGGGATCTGGCCGCCGGCGAAGATGAACTCAGCCAGAGCATCAATACTTTCTTCCAGCTCTTCGCCTTCGGCTCGAAGGTTGAAGCCGGGTTCTTCGTAGAGATCCTCCAGGCGCGCCTTCATTGCGTCGGCACGTTTCAGATCCCCGTCCTTGATCATTTGCTTGAAAGACTTGGCCATGCAATTTATTTCCAAGTGGTTGTCATCCCAAGCAGCCCTCGCGAGAAGGCTGCTCAGTGATGCTTTCCGCCGTGACCCGCTACTGGCGTCGGTCACTGGCTCAATCAAGTTGTTCCTCCAGCCGCGGGCCTTTCGGCTTGTTCTCCCGCTGGATAACTGTTCTTGGCGCTTTACGCTGCACGCCCGGGTCAGTTGCCAACCCTCTGAACCGTTGAGGCCGGTTCATCGCTGCCTTTGAATCTGGGCCGGTGGTGATCCGGCAAGGGGTGTCGCTAAAGAGCGGCGCGGCTTTCGCTGCTAGGCCAGTGTTGTCTGGCTTGCGAATAAAAGTAGCAGTGCTGCTATTTAATGTAAATAGCGCTGCTAATAATATTTTTTGAGAGCGAAAAAAAGCCCGCTCAGTGGCGGGCTCTCGTGGACTGAATTAGCTAGCCCTAGCAAGGGGTCGGCACTAGGGACGGGATAGGCTGGCGCTGAGCGCGAGGCGGGCTGGGGTAGGGCCTCAGAATGAAAAGCATGGTGTCTGTCATGCCTGGGCGGGACACAGGCAACAAGAAAGCCCGCGCAGGGTGCTTCCCCGCTATGTCTCGCGAGCGGGGCGCTTCAGGTGTGAATTATGAGCGTCTGTAGATACCCGCTCTCATCGAATAGGACCGGGTATCTACCCCCATCAATCAGCGAGCGCAACTGTTGGGAATGACTGGATTGCCTAAATGCAATCTGGCACTCGGCAGCATCAAAGAATCGTCTCAGATGGGGTAAGGCAAGATAGAGTGCAGACTGGTCGACTCTCAACGAGAAACTAACTATATCCAGTTGATCGGTTAGATCTCGATACAGGTCCATGACTAGGAAGCTTTCATTTTCAGCGGACGGATAGATGTGGACGTCACCAGCACCAACAGGTGTGTCGTCGAAGTAGGTATCGTACAGCTCAGTAATGTTGAGCGCGATTCCCATAGCCTTCAAAGCTACTGCTAGATCAGCGTTGGGGATGTGCTCGTCCTCTGCCCATGTGACGAAGTCAGGCATTGAAACGCAGATGTCGAACTCATTGGCGCAGATGATAGGGGGCACTGAAGGCTTGTCCGGTCAGAGTTGTGGGCGCTGATCGTACCACCCCTGTGAGCCGTTTCTCTCATGGGGCGAATATGGTGTGGTTTGATGGATGAGTCACCAACTGGATTGGCAGGGAAGGGCGGAAAAAAAAGCCCGGCGCTGGACCGGGCTGACTGCGCATGAGTTCAGTTTGGTTTGCAGGTCGTTCGGTACTTTCCGTTTGGAAGGTTGTCAGCGAAAATATGGCAAGATTTTTGATACTCATTGTTTTTGTATACTTTAGCAGTAAGGTGCACAGATGAATTCTCAGCCTCTCCCCCTTTGTGCCAGAGATTACGCTTCAGATAAAGGTTTGTGTTCCCAATAGATTCGAAGCCATTTTTTATGGAGTCGTGACTCGAATTTTTAAGTGCAAAATCGACTGTAGGTCTTTTTTCAGGCAACGGTGTGATATCTCTCTGGGCTTGAGTGATTAGGGCATAATCATTACATTTATTTGTCTCGGGATCGTCTTTACACACATAAACATCTGCTGTTGAGTTTGTGGAAAAAGCTGTGAGCCATAGTACTGATGTTATTTTCAGTAGAGATTTAATTTGGTTCATTGGAGTCCATCCCAATTGCAGTGCGATAGATGATTAATGCTGGGCAAAGCCTACCTTGGATTTGCCAGCAATAACTCTAGCCCATGATCCAGGTATTCGCCTGTAAAATTCGTGTGATGTTGCGATTCTAATTAGTTAAGTACCTGCACGGCGCACAAAAAAGCCCGGCGCTGGCTTGCTTACCGAGACATAGACTTTTTGCAAATGCTAATTATTGCAAGGCTAATAAAAAGCACTTGAGCCATGCTGTTCATTGATAACACAAGTGCGCACCGCATGAATAAGTGTGCTGATGTTGCGGAGAGAGACATAATCGAGAAAATAAACGTGGCAGCCAGAGTGGCAATGCAATAGAAGTACATGGCGAAAAATACATCTAAATATTTGTTTTTCTTATAGTTCTGAAATGCCCTGGATTGAGAGAAATTGAGTAAAATGGCGATGACCGCAGCAAGGAAGCCGAGCATGGTAAATGCATAAGATGCAATTATTGCAGCCAGTTCCTTTCTGTTTGAATACAAACTAAATGATAAGTCAATATTGTAGGCTGTAAGTGCTTTGTAGCTCGCAAGCAAGATCGGACCAGGAGCTGACATTATTGAAATGTAAAAAACGACTAAAATCAGCCTTGTCAGTTTGTCCATCTTCAATAAACGCCTCTAACTGTTCCTTTAGTTTTGCATTCTCTCTGATTTTCGTTTCCATGATTTCAGAAATAACGCTTTCTTCGTAGTTGCCGAGATCGTCCGAGATGACCCCGCGTCCTACCACATAAAGGTCGAGCATAGCAGACTTCGCATCATTTTTCGCTTTCATTACCAGCTTTTCGACACCCTGGTCAGACGTCGCGCTCACCAGTCTCTGAACCACAGGCTTTATGCTTCGCCCCTTGATGGGTTTCAATGTTATCTCAAGTGAGTCTAGATCATCTATATCTCCTCCAGCGCTTATAACATTGAGGATGTTTTGAGCCAGAGAGTTTTCTTTTTTAACTTCAATTGTGGTTTTTCCAATGAAGTTCATTTTAACCGCTTCATCTCGTGTTGCTTGATGTATAAGCGGATGTATGCAGAATGACCAGCTCCCATTGTTTGTATAGGTTAGTAGCGTGTTAATCATTTCGCAAAATGTGTCAAACTTTGGAGAAAGAGAGGATGACGCGAAGCCGAAGAAGTTGTTCTTTATGATAAGGTAGGAGGCAAATCCGACCTTTTCATCTTGCCCAAGGAATTGCTTGAACTCTCCAATTGACATGCTTGAAGTATCAATTTTCTTAAATGTTTCCGCGTCCCGCGTCATTGCCAGTACGCAAACGTTTCCAGCTAACCTCTGCAAGTATATGTTTTCAGAGTTGTGCTTAAAGCTACCCTTTAGGGTGGGGTCTTGGCATTCCGCAAAAGAAAGTATAAATCTTGACAAGTCAAATAGATGTTTTCCGTAGTGTAGCTTGTGGCTTAGATAATATCCGTAATAACTAATTCTCATCGAATCCATTCCGTAATTTTGTAGGTGCCTGCCTGGGTTGCGTTATTTAGATAATCTACGAGATCACTATGCAGTCATTCCCCCGCAAATCCTTCCTGCCTCCAACTCATCCGCGCGCTGCATAGAACTGGTTCAGCGCTATCAGCTCAATAACAGCCACCATCACGCAGAATGCAACAAAGCCTCGAGTGAAGACCCTGCGAGGCTTTTCGTAAGGCTGGATGTTAGCGAGACCGCCGAGAAGGTCGGATAAAAAGTCGAGCAGCCCCATCACCCATCAGCCTCGCTGTTAATACGCCCAGCCTTCAGCTGGGGCGTGCACGTTTCAATGAAGAGCCCTGCGGCTTTCGCCAATCCTAATCCGATCCAGTGCCCGGTTTAGCGCGTCCAGGGCATCGAGAAGGGCTTTAGCCTCAGCCTCTCGTCCGTCACCTCAAAGTCGCTCAGCCATTTTGTTGAGGACCTGGATGGATCGCTCAATGTCAGCAGCAGTAGCTGCCTTGGTATCTGTCGGCTGCTTCTTCGTCATTCAATACTTCCGCGGCGCAGGGTGGTCAGCGCGAATACATCGCCCACCAGAACACATGACCCAGGATAGAAATGTGCTGCTCCTGGATTTGCTGGAAGGTGTAGTCCTCGTCCGGGTGCTCGTCACGGTTAAAGCTGCGCAGGCGAATCCCGATCGGGATGCGGTAGACCTGCTTCACGCGCAATTGGCCGTTGTGGTTGATGGCGTACATCTCACCGTCGACGATATCGCTCAGGGAGTTTTTCCCTACGTTCACGCCTACGGTGGCGCCGTCACGCAACACGGGCACCATGCTATTGCCGCCAACCCTCACACACTTCGCGTTGCTGAACTGAACGCCGTTGTGGCGCAGATCTTTTTTGTTGAAGCGCAGACGCGAGTTGGCGCTTTCCTCAATCGCAAACCTGCCAGATCCGGCTGCCAGTTCTACTTCATGGAGGAAGGGGACGTAGACCTCATCATCATCGAGCGGTGTTTCGTCGTCCCAAGTCTCGATACTTCCTAATTTTACGCTTGGCTGTATGCGGTCCTGCTGCACGCTGGCAACAGTGGATAACAGTCGAGAGCTGACCTCGCTTGCATCAAAGTTGAGCGCCTTTGCGAGCTTCAGCAGTGCTTCCACATTTAGTGGCACCTTCCCGGTGGCGTATTGGCTGAATGCACTTTGCCCAGACCATCCGCACGCTTCGGCAACGTCAGCCTGCGTCAGGTTACGCCCGGCAGCTTTTGCAGCTGATTTCCGCTGTTCGTAGATAGCTTTGAGCCTGGCGCTCTCGGCGACTTCTTCGGGGGTGAGGGGGCGACGTATTTTCATACGAATAAGAGTATTAGCAGAGCTGATATCCGAGCAAACAGCGCTGCTAGTATTTTATTGCTGATAAAAAACAGCGCTGCTACTATCAATGGCAGATATCAAGCCGTGGAAACTCCATGAAAAAGATCCCTTTGAGCAAATACCTAGAAGAGCACGGCACTCAAGCCGCGCTTGCCGCTGCTCTCGGCGTGAACCAGAGCGCGATCTCGCAAATGGTTCGAGCCGGCAGAAGCATCGAAATCACCCTTTATAACGACGGGCGTATTGAGGCGAATGAGATTCGTCCGATCCCGGCACGCCCCAAGCGCACAGCAGCCTGAGGCAGTCATTGCTTACTGCCTGAGCAAATGATCGCCCACGCACTGGCAGGGCGCCACGGAAACAGAATTGAGGTTTTACGAATGGAAGATTTTCTCCGGTCCTGCCAGAGCGCTGTGCTGGGCAACGAGGCCAAGGCCCTGGCTGCGAAGATGGGCGTTCCCCATGTCAGCCTGCTGCAGCGCGCCAACCCAGACAACGACGCTCACCACCTAACAGTCGAGCATCTGTTTGGGATTCTGCTGCACACCGGCGACATGCGGCCGCTGACGGCCTTGGCCAACGAGTTTGGCTTTGACCTGGTGGCGCGGACTCCCCCTAAACCCCAGGCCTTGACCAGGTCCCTGATCAATGTAGGCAAGGAAGTGGCTGATCTGACGATCGCGGTACACGAAGCCCTAGGCGACAACCACGTCAGTGCTTTCGAGAAATCCCTGATCCGCCAAGAGATCGACCATGTCCGACACAGCCTCGACGTGATGGATGCGTCGGTAAAGGCCGCTTGAAATGCAATTCACCATCACGATCAACCAGGTGAAGGCGCTCGAGTGGGGGCTGAATTCTCAGCAGGCCCTGCTGTTCGCCTTCATCTACGGCTGCCCGAGCTGGACCAAGCCGGTTAAGACCGACGATGGGATCTTCTTCGCGCTGAGCAAGGCCAAGATCGTCGAGGAGCTGCCGCTTCTCACTGACAAGCCGGACACTGCCTATCGCATGCTGAAGGTCCTGGACGAGGCCGGCTTAATTGAGCTTTCCAGTACTTCGAACATCACGCTTTTCCGGCTGACCGAGAAGGCCGTCGAGTGGAACCAGAAGCTTGATGGGTCGGAAAAATATCCGACCCCGCCAGAAAACAAAGGTCGGAAGAAAATCCGATCTACCTCGGAAAAATCTCCGAGCAAGATCGGAAGAAAATCCGAGCGAGGGTCGGAAAAAAATCCGACAAATCAGGATACCAATCATCAGGATACCAATCAGGGTACCAGTATCAGTTCTACGCCCCAGGCTGCCGCCAAGGTCGCGACGGGGCAAATCGTTGCATTCGCTCCCCAGCAACCACGGTGCGAGATTCCGGCCGACATGCCAGGGCCGAAAGACCAGGCCTGCAAGACCTTCAAGACCTGGGCGAACTACGCCATGGCCTACCGCAAGCGCTACAGCACCTGGCCGGTGTGGAACGGAACGGTCGGTGGCCAGATCGGAAAGCTCATTGATCGCCTCGGCATCGACGTTGCCCACCACGTCGCCGCGTACTACCTGACCATCGACGACTCGCGACTGATCAACGGTTGCCACAGCATCGGCGACCTGCTGGCCAAGGCCGAGGGCTACCACACCCAGTGGGCCACCAACCGCCGCATGAACTCGACCACTGCCCAGCAAATCGAGCGCAAGCAAGCGAACCTCACCGCGGGCCAGGACGCTGCCAATCGCATCATCCAGCGAGCAGGGGGGCAGCCAAATGAATTCCTCTGAACGCATGGCGCCGGAACAGGTAGCGCGGCTGGCATTGGCAATCACTGCGACTGCCGAGGTGCTGGGGCAGTCCCTGACCGCCGATGCAGCCGAGATGATGGCGGGTGACCTGGCCGAGTATCCGGCCGAGGTTGTGGCCGGTGCGCTGAAGGCATGTCGCCGGGAGCTGGTCGGCAAGTTGACTCTGGCTGCCATCCTGCAGCGCGTCCAGGCCGCCGACGGCCGCCCGGGAAAAGACGAGGCCTGGGCCATCGCCATGAACACTAACGATGAATTTGAAACCGTGGTGCTGACTGACGAGATCCAGCTGGCCCTGGCCGCGGCGAAGCCTGTACTGGACGCCGGCGACAAGGTCGGTGCCCGGATGGCTTTCATCAGCGCCTACGAGCGATTCGTTGGCCAGGCCCGGGAAGACGCCAAGCCGGTTAACTGGCACGTCTCTGTGGGCTTCGACGCCAGCCGCCGCATCCAGGCGGTTACCAAGGCCGTGGAGATGAAACGTATCCCGCAGGAGCGCGGGCGGTTGTACCTGGCCGACCTGAGCGTCACGCCAGTTACCGAAGACGGCCGGGCAGTCGTGGCGCTGCTCACGGGGGAGGTGGCCAGGCCATCGCCAAAGCTGCGCGCAAAGCTCGCTGCGGTGAAGACATCAATGCTGGAGATGCAGTCAGCATCAGCCAAAAGGAAGGACGAAATGCGGATTGAAGCGGCCAATGAACTGGCTGATCGCCGGGCGATGCTGGTTCAGCAGGCCAAGGAATTGGAAGCGATGAGGGCGGCGCAATGAACATCGACAAGACAAAACTTAAATCGCTGCTGTGGTCTGTAGTGGCCTCATGGAAGGCTGACGATGGCGACCTGCAGCGTCACACTACGGCGCTGGATGAAATCCTGGGCGACAAGACGGTGGAGGAGGTGGCGCTGCTGCTGATCGCGGAGAACGACAGGCTGGAGGTCGAGGGTGACAGCTCGAAGACGCTGCTAAGGGACGCAATTGCTCGCGAGGATCAGCTCAAGGCCGAGAACGAGACGCTGCGCACCGCGCTTGGCGACTTGCTTTCGCTCTACGAAGCCGACGATGGCTGCCGGAGCCTTCCTGAATACATCGCGGGTCGTGCCGCCATGGGCAAGGGAGAGCAGCCATGACCGACAAGATCAGCGTCAACTGCCAGGCCAAGCTCTCCGAAGCCATCACCTGCCTGACCACCATGTTCCGGGAGAAGAAGTTCGTGGTTGTCTCCCTGCGCCCGGGGAAGGACCGCACGCTGGACCAGAACGCCCTATGGTTCGCGATGTACAGGCGCATCGCCGAGATGACCCAGATCGGCGATGCAGGCGACGCGCGCCGGTACTGCAAGCTTCACTTCGGCGTTCAGATCCTACTGAACGAGGATGCCGGGTTTCAGGCTGAGTGGTACCGGGTCATGCGCCATCTTCCCTACGAGACGAAGCTCTCAATGATGGGTGGGTGCAAGTTGTTTGGCCCGGATGGTTTCCCGGTGACCAGCCTGTTCAATCGCGCCCAGGGCATCCAGTACACCGATCGCATGGCTGCGTACTTCACCGGCCATGGCGTGGTGTTCAGTGACCTGCTGAGCGAGGTGGCGGCATGAAGCGCACCCCACTACAGCGCAAAACCCCGCTCAAGTCAGGTGGACCGCGCCGTAAGCGCTGTCCTTCATGCCGCGTGATGTTCGTGCCTGCTCGAACCTCGCAAGCCGTGTGCGGGGAGATCGAATGCGCCATCGCTTACGGGCAGTCCGAGAAGGGCCAGGCGCGCGCCAAGAAAGCCTTAGCGGATGTAGGTCGCCGCGAGATCAAGGACCGCAAGGAGAAGCTGAAGAGCCGCGGCGATCACGTCCAGGACGCAGAGAAGGCGGTGCGGGATTGCCGGCGCACTTTCGAGCTGTGGATCGGCAGCGGCTGCATCAGCTGCGGGAAGACGCAAGAGGAAGTGCAGGCTGCCCAGGGCTGGAAGACTGGCGGGGCCTGGGACGCCGGCCATTTCCTCGGCAAAGGCGCCCGGCCAGAGCTCCGCCTGGAGCCGAACAACATATGGCTTCAGTGCAAAAGCTGTAATGCCGGCTCCTACAAGTACGCACGCAAGGGGCTGACTGTATCTCAGGGTTTCAGGGAGGGCCTGATTGCCCGTATTGGCCTTGAGGCGGTCGAGGCGCTCGAGGCCGACCACGAGCCGCGCAAGTACACCGTGGATGAACTCAAGGCGATCACTACCGAATACCGGGCCAAGACCCGAGAACTGAAGAGGACAGCAGCATGAAGCTGATCAATGCAAGACAAGTATGGACTGAGGCCCAGCATGAATCGAACACGTCGATCAGCGCTGTGGCAATTGAACGGGCGGAAGCGGCACCCGTGAAGACGGGCGGGCGCATCAGTAAGCGCGAGGCCAAATTCCCGGCGCTTGGTAGCGAGAAGGGCGAGGAGGCGGCGCGCTTTTCCGTGCCTGGGCAGCGGATCAGCATTAGCGAAACGCGCCGCACGCCGATTGGTCGGTCCACGGCCCGTGCCGCGCACCTGGCCACCATCGGGAAAGTCCTGCGCGCCATCGACACGCTTCCTTTCCAGGTGCAGCAGTTTGGGCACTACCTGTACCACCCATGCATGACCGTGGTGCACATGCTCAACGCTGAGAAGCTGATCTGGGCCGACACTGACTTTTCGGCGCTGACCGACGCCAAGGCCGCGAAGGTCCATTGCCTGGTCACCTGCGCTTTGCAGTCCTACAAGGCCGAGGCGAACGGCGGAAACCCATGGGGGCCTGCGCGGGTGGCTGAGGGGATGATGAAGCTCTACGGCATCGCCATCGAGCCCAAGGTCTGGGATCGGGACTGGAAGGCGATATGGGACTTCCTTCGTGCGGCCATCAAGGAAGTGGATGATCAGGCTCAACAGCCTATTTGGCAGGTTATTTACGCGGAAAGAGAAGAAAGTGCAGCGTAATTAGTTGACATGTTGGGGTTTTTAAGGTAATTTTTCTACATTGCGCAACGTGGCTCCAGCGCAAACTCCTTCGAAAGCCCGGCCATTGTGTCGGGCTTTTTGTTGCGTGTTTTCCGAGATGACGGCACATTGCTATCCTCATTGAGGAGGTTGGCTATGGTCAGAAGCAAGCGCAAAGCATTCGCTTTACTACAGATGGTAGAGCTCCACGGTGATTTAGGTGGGTTGTCTTTGCCAGCCATGCGCTCAGAAATTGAGCGGACAGAGTTTGTGTGGTCTGGTGCCGACAATTACCACCTTCAGCTGTTAGTTCAAGGCGGCTATCTTGCCAAGACAGAAATTACAGCTCACGAGCCGGCAACGGTGCAGCTCACATGGGCAGGGCACGACCTCCTAGATTCACTTCGGGAGGAGTTTGATGCGGATTGACCCGTGCGCTCCTTTGATGCCCCGCCCAGAGCGGGGTTTTTCTTGCCCGCAGGAAATCTGCGACGTACCTATTCAGGGCCTCAGCATTCGCTGGGGCTTTTTCGTTTCTGGAGCATAGCAATGCAGAGTGATGACTTCGTTGAAGGTGTATCAGGCTGGCGGATGAGCCGGGGCAAGATTGAGCTGTATGGCTGGAAATATCCGGTCATCCTCGGAAAACTCGACGAGCCGGAGCCTGAAGCGAGCGAAAAGTCGCCCAAGCCCTTCATCATCGTCGATGGCGTGACCTACATCAGGCAGGCCAAGCTCGATGCCAACTGGCAGGTGAAGATGGAGCCGCTGAATGGCAAGTACGTCGCCACTGGCGTCGGCGTTGGCCTTGAGTCGCAATTCCTGGTGGACGCTGATCGCTATGCGGTCGGCGGCTATGTTGGGAATGGTCCACAACCTGGCGATGCGCCGAAGGCTGGAAGCGCGACCTCAATGCTCGACGCCATGGCCAGCACGATCAGCGAAACATCGCTCGGCAAGGACCTGTTGAACGAGATCGGCAAGGGCCCAGCAATCGCCGATCAGGTCCGCGACGTTCTTCGCGCCGAGCTCAGGCCGGGCGGCATCCTGTACCGCGGTTTATCACATTCACAGGCCCCGCACTGAGCGGGGCTTTTTTGTTTTGGGCAATGCCCGGGCCAACGCAGGCCCTTTTTAATCCCCATGGAGACACCCAATGGCAGAACCAACGAGCACTGCCGCCAGCGTGCTGCTGGTTAAGTACGGCGTGGTCATGGCTGCATTCATTGGCTCGATACTGTCCCTCGGTTTTCTGAAGGACCTGACTCGGGGCCAGGCGGCCGCGGCTGTGGCTACTGGCTTCTTTTTCTCGGTGTACCTGACCCAGCCCGTTACCGCATGGCTCGCTACAAAGCTGAGCCTTGTGGTGGATGACAACCTCTTGTGCGGGGTGGCGTTCGTGCTGGGCCTGACCGCGATGAACATCATCCCGGCCATCAAGAAGGTCATCGGGTCGTTCCCTGCGACGCGAGGTGCCTGACATGAACAGTATCCTTGTATCGGCGCTCAGCGTGACCGATGCGGTTCTGTGCATCCTGGTCGCCCTGGCAGCCTGTGACTACCTACGCCGTGTTCGCCCGATCGACCAGCCCCTGCTAAGCATCGCCTTCTACCTGGTGGCCATCGGCGCGTTCGGTTCGTTCGTGACGACCATGCAAGGTCAATGGGTTAACCCCTTAGGCGTAATGCTGCATGGTGGTGTCGTGGCGTATGCCTGGGCCCGCCGCGGGCATGTGTTCGAGGTGAAGGGGTAGAGCAGTGGAGTACCTGATCGGCAACAACCAGTACGCGGCCAGCTACCAAGAGCTGCGCGAGGAGCGCGCCCGCTTCACCCAGATGACCGACAAGCGCTTCCTGAAGGAGCTTCCCGCGGCCCTGCACTTCGCAGTGTTCGTGTGCTGGTTCAAGGAGCTGCCGTCGAGCGTTGTCCTGTCGGATGAGGGGATCGTCCACCAGATGGCGCACTTGATCCACTTGAAGGACGAGCCGCTGGTTATGGCCAGGCTTGGCGAGATCCGCGAGCTGTTCAACAAGCAGCTGCAGCTTGCAGCGTAAGTCGCGACACGTTTCGCGAATCAGCAAATTGTGTCGCGACGCTTAGTTTATGAATTCTTTTTGAGGTAAGCCTCAAGGTTATGCAGTGCGTAAGAGAGCTCGAGCTCAACCTCATATAGTCCTCTGACCCAGGATTGGCTATGTGGGCTTGTGTCGGTTCGCATTCGGAAGTTCGCGGAAGTGCTCCTGACGGCTGGGCCAAAGAAGAACTGCTCAAGATCAGTCTTTGGTGTTTTACGGCGCGACAGTGTTTCGTACTTGGCAGCATCCTTAATCTCACCCTTCAGCTTGGTGAGTCGGGCCTTCAAGAGGTCAATGCTGTTCGAGGAGAGTCTTGATTTGTCGGCAGCATCGTTGACTAGGCTACGAGCTTCGTCATGCCATCTTTTCAGCTCGGAAACAATGGCCTGGGCCTCATTTTGGTCAAGTTCCATTTGGGCTTCCATTTATATGTGTAGTAGGTGTGCCGCAGGTGAGTGCGGCACGGATGCATCAATCTGCCGTTTTAAGAGCAGCTTGGATCTTGTCAGCATACTGCGACAGCTTGCCCATTTCAGTTTCAAGACTGGTTCCGGCGATAGCTGTGCCGATACGGCTTTGAATCAGCTCCAAGGCTGCACCAACGGCGACAGCACGCTGCGCTGCGGGAATCAATTGGCGGTAGGAGTTTTCACCAACTTTCGAGATCGCTTCGATAGACATCTTCTTTCCTTAAAACGGTTAATTGGGTACTGCGCCATTACTAATGGAGTCACGTGCTCTACCAATCAAGTGCCTGAGACAATTTATGACAACCAAGCAACCCGACTGGGAGGCGATCGAACGAGCCTACCGGGCTGGTGCGCTTTCCATAAGAACCATTGCTGAGCGTAACGGCATCAGCGACACCGCGATCCGCAAGAAGGCCAAGGCCTCTGGGTGGAATCGCGACCTTTCCGAGCAGGTGCGTAAAGAGGTTCGCAATAAGCTGGTTCGCGGTGAGGTTCGCGATGAGCAATGTGCGAACCCTGAGCATGACGCGGAGATCATCGAGGAAGCGGCAGAAGAGGGCGCGACGGTTGTTCGCAGCCATCGCCGAGACATTCGCAAGGCCACGAACCTTGCGAACCTGCTGATGGATGATCTGCTGATGACCATTCAGAAGCGCGAAGAGATCGAAGACGCGATTGTCGACGAGACGGCGGAGGACACCAACAGCATGCGCCGCGGCTCGATGCTCGCTGCGGTCGGCTTGCCGAGCAATGCCAAGACCCTGTTCCAGCTTTCGTCTGCCATGAAGAACCTGCAGGTGCTCGAACGCCAGGCTTTCGGTCTGGATGAGAAGGAGAAGACGGACGACGCGGACGAGCTGTCCAAGCTGATGGATGAATTGTCGAAGGAAGCCTGATCATGAAGCCCGGAGTTATCTACGTCATCGAGTGCGCTGGAAACGGTAAGCGCTATGTCGGTTCGACGTCCCGTAGGCCAAATCAGCGCCGGCTTGAGCATTTGCATCATCTGCGAGCAGGAAAGCACCACTCGAAGCGGTTGCAGCGGTGCTTCAACAAGTACGGCGAGGATGCGCTTTCATTCTCCGTCGTCGAAACAGTCGAAGACCTGAATATGCTGCTCCCACGAGAACAGTTCCACATCTGGCGTGCCGAAGGCGATTGCCTCAACAGCGCAGACGTCAGTGATTCAGTTCACTGCGCGAGGATTGCCAACACTGGTCGTATACAGGACGCTGATGAGAGAGCGCGTCGATCAGCCTCCTTGCTTGCGGCTGTCGCCTCTGGCACCAAAAAGCCAAGGGCTTGGACGGACGAGCAAAGGACTCAGCATTCGATAATCCTGACCGGTAGGAAGATGCCGGCGGTCAAAAATTCAACGAGAGAGAACATCAGCAAAGCGCTCAAAGGGAGAGCTCCTTCGATTGCCGGCAATACTAGATCAGTGGCCGTGAGAACCGAGTTCATTGCCGATGAGCTCGGCGGGTGGCTGGAGATGCGTGCCGCAGGCTTGAGCTACCGCGAAATTGAGCGGCGAACCGGCAGGTCGCGAAGAATGTTAGAGCGCGAATGCTCAAAGGCCGCCAATGAAGCCAGAACACCTGAAACTACTGAGAGACAAGAGATTCCGGCTCAATAATCTCTACTTCATCACCGACAAGCAGGGTAAGAAGATCCGCTTCCGGATGACGGACGAGCAGATCGAATATTTCGAGGGGATGCACACCAGGAACATTATCCTGAAGGCTCGCCAGCTCGGCTTCACCACCGAGTGCTGCATCATCCAGCTGGACGCTGCGCTGTTCGAGTCGGCCAAGTGCGCATTGATTGCCCATACCCTGAACGACGCCAAGCGCCTGTTCCGGGAGAAGGTGAAGTATGCCTACGACAACCTGCCGGCCGAGATCCGTGCCGCCAACCCGGCCAGGAACGATGCCGCCGGCGAGCTGGTGTTCAGCAAGGGCGGTTCGCTTTATGTATCCACCTCGTTCCGGGGTGGCACGCTGCGCTATCTGCACGTCTCCGAGTTCGGGAAGATCTGCGCCAAGTTCCCCCACAAGGCGCGTGAGATTGTCACTGGCGCCTTCGAGGCGGTGGCCACTGAGTGCTTTGTCACAATCGAGTCCACGGCTGAGGGCCGGGCCGGTTACTTCTTCGATTACTCACAGAGCGCCGAGAAGCAGCTGCTGTCCGGTACGCCGCTCGGTAAGCTGGACTGGAAGTTCTTCTTCTTCAGCTGGTGGAAGAACAAGGCCTACTGGCTCGATCCGGCTGAGGCGGTCATCCCGCAGCGCCTGACCGACTATTTCTACGAGCTATTCGCCAAGCATGGCATTGACACCAACCCGGGCCAGCGCGCCTGGTACGCCGCCAAGGAGAAGACCCTCGGCGACGATATGAAGCGGGAATACCCTTCTCTGCCGGCGGAAGCCTTTCAGCAGTCGATTGAGGGCGCCTACTACGCGAAGCAGTTCACGAAGCTGTACAGCGCGCAGAAGATCGGCCCGCTACCGGACAACAGTCATCTGCCGGTCCACACGATTTGGGATATCGGCGTCGGCGACTCCACGACCATCTGGTTCGTTCGGATCGTCGGCGAGGAATACCACGTCATCGACTTCTACGAGAACAGCGGCGAAGGCCTGCGGCACTACATGAAGGTGCTCAAGGATCGCAAATACACGTATGGCGATCACTGGGGCCCGCACGACATCGACAACCGCGAATTTGGTAGCGACGGCAAGACCCGCCGCGAACTGGCCCGTGAGGGTTACGAAATCGATGGGCAAAAATACAGCCTCAAGTTCAGCGTTGTTCCGAAGCTTGGCATCGACGAAGGCATTGAGCAGGTGCGGGAGATCCTTCCGGCCTGCGCCTTCGATGAGTCCAAGTGCGAGCTGGGTATCTCCTGTCTGGAGAACTATCGAAAGGAGTGGGACGACAAGCGGGGCTGCTGGAAAGACAAACCACTTCATGACTGGTCATCGCACGGCGCGGACGCCTTCCGCTACTTCGCCGTCTCGATGGGCCGACGCAAACGCACAGGCGGAACACGCCGAATAGGAGGCTTGGCCTGATGCCAGTGCAATCGACAAATCCGGACTACGACGTGCACATCGCCGAGTGGGAGATGATGGACGACGCGCTCGAAGGTGAGTGCGCCGTGAAGCGCAACGAACGTAATCTGCCCAAGCCGAGCGGTATGGTCGAAGCTGAAAAGATCGACGGCGCCGGCAACAAATACCTCTACGAGAATTACACGAACCGGGCTCAGTACGAGCACTGGGTGCGCGACTCGCTGCGTTCGATGATGGGCTTGGTGTCTCGGTTGATCCCGGAGATCGAACTGCCCGGCGGCCTGAAAGGGCTGGAGGACAACGCCACATCGGACGGCTTCGGCCTGAAGCAACTGTTCTTCCGCATGGTGCGCCAGGCTATCTCGCACGGCCGGGTGCCGCTGGTGGTGAACATCGATGAGCGCGGCGAGCCGTACTTCTCGACGTATGCCACGCGCAACGCCATCAACTGGGACACCGCTGATCAAGGCGGCCGGCAGGACCTGGTCCTCTCGGTGTTCCGTGAGTTCCGCAAGAAGGGCGGCGACCGATACAGCCATGACTGCGACACGGTGTTCCGTGAGTTCTTCATGCAGGACAGCGTCTGCCATACCGCTGTGCGGAACGAAGGCGGGGAGCTGGTCGGGAACGAAAAACCGTTAGGCACCACCGGTACGGACGACCGCTTGGTCAAAGGCCTGCCCTACCTGCCAGTGATCTACTGTGGCTCGACCGACAACTCGCCGGACGTCGACGAGGTACCACTGCTGACCATGGCGCGCGCCGCGTTGAAGTCCTACCAGCTGAGCGCTGACTACTTCACCGCGCTGCACCAGACCAGTCATCCTCAGCCGTGGGTGTCCGGCCTCGATGACTCTGTAGAGCTCAGCGTGACCGGGCCATCTGCTGCTTGGGATCTTGGCCCGAACGGCGAGTGTGGTTATCTGGAGTTCCAGGGGGCCGGCATCGAAGCCGTCCGCAAGGCCATGGATGACCAGAAGAATGCCGCGCTTGAAGCCGGCGCCAAGGTCATGGATGTGGGTGGCATTGAGTCAGGCGAGGCGCGCAAGACACGCCAGAACGACCAGCACGCCACGCTGCACAGCATCGTCGTCACGGTGGCAGAGGCGGTGGAGCAGGGGCTGCGATATGCAGCCGAGTGGAAGGGCTACGACCCCAAGCAGGTCAAGTTCAAGGTGAACCCTGAGTTCGTGACCCCGGTGGTCGACGCCCAGGTGCTCGCCGAGCTGCTGAAAGGTGTGATGTCCGGAACGATCAGCGCCGACACCTACTGGCAGTACCTCACCACCGGCAAGCTGCCGGATCGCCCATATGAAGATGAAGCCGACCTGATCAGCGATGAGCGCGAGTCGGCCGGCATCAACTTGGATAAAGAAGATGTCAACGACAAACCAGGCGCAGGCGGACAGCCAGCTGCTGGAGCAGACGACCCGTCACTCGGTAATGCTTGAGCGACTTAAGGCCGGCGAGGTCAAAAAGTTCGAAAAGTACCTGCGCCAGATCGACACGCTAGTGCGGGAGCAGTTGACCCGCAAGGAGCTGACGACCTACAGCCGGGACCGTCTTGAGCAGTTTCTGGCTCGAGTGGACGGCAAGCTGCTGGAGATCTACAAGGCCTATGGCGATCTGGTGCAGGCTGATCTGGTCGACATCGCGCTGTACGAGTCGACCTTCGAGGCCAACAGCCTGAGCAATGCGCTCTCCATCGACGCGGTGGTGCCGAGCAATACCGTGATCCGCGCGGCGGTGTTTTCCTATCCGCTGCAAGTGAAAGGCATCGACGGCGGCAAGCTGCTGAAGAGTTTCGTCAGCGGCTGGACGCGCACAGAGACGATGCGTGTGACGAACACCATCAGACTCGGCTTCGGCCAGGGCCAGACCAATGCCCAGATCATTCAAGCGATTCGCGGCACCGCAGCTCAGAACTTCACGGACGGCGTCTTGGCGGTGAGCAATCGCAATGCTGCATCCGTGGTGCAGACGGCAATCCAGCACGTGGCCACGACGGCACGAATGGAGACGCTGAAAGCCAACAGCGACGTGGTGCTGGGCTATCGCTGGGTGTCGACACTCGACCGCAAGACCTCGCAGCAATGCAAGGGCCTGGACGGGATGCGCTTCGACTTGGGCAAGGGGCCGTTGCCACCGGCGCACATCAACTGCCGCTCCACTACGGTGCCGACCACCAGACTATCGGAGATGTTCGCCAAGGACGCCACGCGCGCCTCGGTGGGCGACAACGGCGGGGCCCAGGTGGACGCCAGCCTGAACTATTACGAGTGGCTGGCGACCCAGCCGGCAAGCTTCCAGGATCATGCGCTGGGCCCGGTAAGGGGTAAGCTGTTCCGGAACGGCGGCCTGACGCCCGAGAAGTTCGCCAAACTGCAGCTCGACAAATCGTTCAGGCCACTGACCCTGGCCCAACTCAAAGAGATCGAGCCTGACATGTTCACCCGAGCAGGCGTTACACTCGGCGCTCCCGCAAGTTGAGATAGCCGATGCAGATCATCGTTGAGGACGGGCAGGGTAGGTCTGACGCCAACAGCTTTGTGCCGCTGGAAAAGCTGACCTTCTACCGCGACTACTACGGGTTTCGGATACCTGAGGCCGTGGATGAGCAGGTCGATCTGCTGTTGCGAGCGGCTGCCAACATCAACAGCCGCGACTGGAAGGGCAGGAAGGCCCATCCTGACCAGGCGATGGCCTGGCCCAGGCGTTACTGCAGGATTGAGTATCAGACGCTTTCCGAAACGTTCATACCCTTTGAGCTGGAATGGGGTCAGGTTCGGCTGGCGGTTGAGCTGTACGCCGCCGAGCAGGGCTTTGAGATCGAAGAGCCGACGCACTGCACGGAGCCAAACGGACGGCGGACACTCCTGCGCCGCGGCAATCCCGGGCGACGCATGCGACCACCGCCGTATGCGCCGAGTAGAACACAATTCGCTGATTACCTCGTTTGGCGAGGCTTACAGCTCATTTATCCACAGTAGCGGCAGAGCTATTGTCGGGCGTTGGCTTGGGAAGCACGAATGGAAACTTCAAGGTTTTGCTTTCAAAAAGAGTGGATTGTTCGATGCACTTGCTTGAAATCGACTTATCAGCAGTCAAGGGAATTAACGCCGCTATCGTTTCAGGAATTTTAGTGTCGGTTTCTTGCCCGATACTCGTGATCATTCCGTTTGCTAAAGCGACGTTCAGTTTGGCTGACCCGAGTCCGCTTTTGAATTTCAAAGAACGTTTTTCTCCAGGCAGTGTGACTGCGGTTACGCTTTGCGAACAGTCTGCTTTGTTTGACACCAGCAAGTAAGGCACTGGGTCGTAGTAGGTGAGCCCTTCAGTTCCTAGATCGATGCCGGCACAGCCAATAAGAGCTGATGAGCCGACAAGTACCACGAATCCTTTTGTGATGATTTTCATGCTTATCTCCCTGCTTGAGCCAGAATGGCTACCAAGGGAGTGTAGTTAGAGTTTTGACAACGTTTCTGGTCGTTGTATCGCAACGAATCGGCACATCTATGGCCCATCCATAAACACTTTGCCTCGACTACGTCGGGGCTTTTTTATGCCCGTTAGGCGGGCCAACTAATCCCCAGGGGATACCCATGCCATTTGAATTTGACCCGGCCGCCGCTGGACTCACCCTCGACGCAACTCAGACCGCAGCCCTCCAGGAGGCGCTCGGCGGAAAGGTTCAGGAGTATCTGGACAAGGAAGTAAATGGGCTCAAGTCCAAGAATCAGGAATTGCTGGGTTCCAATCGGACCATCAAAACCGAACTGGACAAGCTGAAAGGTCAGTTTGAAGGCCTGGATATCGACGCGGTGAAAGGCTTGCTCGCCAAGGTCGGTCAGGACGAAGAAACGAAGCTGATTGCAGAGGGCAAGCTCGACGAAGTGATCAACCGTCGCACCGAGCGCCTGCGTACCGATTCCGAGAAGCAAATCAAGGCCGCCAACGAGCGTGCCGACAAGGCCGAAGCCTTCGCTGCCAAGTACAGCGACAAAGTACTGGCCGACTCCATCCGCGCTGCCGCCATCAAGGCCGGCGCGCTTCCCGAGGCTGCCGAGGACATCATCTTGCGCGCCCGGGGCACTTTCAAGCTCAGTGAAGACGGAGAGGCGATTGCCACCGATCGTAACGGCGAGGTCGTTTACGGGAAGGACGGTAAAACACCGCTGTCGCCGCTCGAATGGGCGGAATCGCTGCGTGAAACAGCAACACACCTGTGGCCAAGGGCTCAGGGCGCCGGGCAGATCGGCGACAACGGTGGCAAGGCCACGAAGAAATGGGGCGAGTACACCGAGCAGGAGCGCGCCGCGCTGGCCCGGGACAACCCCGACGCATTCAAAAAACTCCAGGCCACCAAAGGAACCTAATCCATGGCTACTACCCAACTGACCGACATCTTCGTCGGCGACTACTACGCCTCGCTGGCACCGGTTAACAGCCCGGAAAAGACCGCTGTTTACGAGTCGGGCATTGTGACTCGCTCGCCTGTGCTGGACGCGATCGCCTCCGGTAGTCAGGGCACCGCGGAGATCAGCTACTGGCAAGATCTCAACGCTGATGAAGCTCCGAACATCAGCAACGATGACCCGAACGACCAGGGTGAAGTCGGCAAGGTCGAGCAGGACAGCATGCGTGCCCGCGTCCTGTACCTCAACAAAGGCTACGGCGTAACCGATCTGACTGCGGAACTGGCCAACACCGAACCACAGCAGCAGATCCGCAACCGCTTCGGCACCTACTGGACCCGCCAGTGGCAGCGCTACACCCTCGGCGCCGCTCGCGGCATCATCGCCTCGAACATTGCCAATAACGGCGGTGACATGGTTATCGACGCGGGCGCGACCATCAACGCCAATGCCTTCCAAGACGCCGCGTTCACGGCGGGCGATGCTGCTGATCAGTTCGGCGCGATCGGCGTGCACTCGGTCGTGATGAACCAGATGGTCAAGCAAGACCTGATCGAGTACCTGCGCGACTCCGACGGCAAGATCATCCTGGCCACCTACCTGGGTAAACCGGTGTTCATGGATGACGGTCTGGTCTATGGCGCTGGCAAATACCTGTCTGTGTTCTTCGGCCAAGGTGCTTTCGGTTACGGCGAAGGCGCTCCGAAGGTGCCAGTCGAGCTGGAGCGTAAGCCGGGCGGCGGCAACGGCGGCGGTGCGGAAGTGCTGTGGGAGCGGAAGACTTACATCCTCCAACCTGCCGGCTTCAGCTGGAAGGGTTCCGAGGCTCAGAACCTCAGCCCGACCGCGACCCAGTACGCCGCTGCCGCCAACTGGCAGCGTGTGTTCAGCCGCAAGCAGGTTCCATTCGCCGCCGTGATCAGCGGTACCACCACGCCGTAACTCGGCCCACACAACCTGGCGCCCGTATGGCGCCGGGATGCTTTTGAGGTGACTCATGAAAGTGATCTACACGGAAAAGCCGGGCAATGAGCGCGGCGTCTGCTACCGCCTGTTGAGCGAATTCTTCGGTGTCATCGGCTCCGCTACCGAGGTAGTCGTCGATGGCGATGCCCCGGATATCGTCGATGCCTACCAATCGGCTGGCATCAAAGTATCCGACGGCAATGAGCAGGATTCCCCGGAAACCGACCCTCTGAAAATGAAGGTTCCCCAGCTGAAAGAATGGCTGACCGAAAAGGGCATCACCTTCGATTCGACCGCCAAGAAAGAAGACCTGCAGGCCTTGGTGCCGGCGGAATAAGGACAAGCACATGACTGACTTCATCACCGTCGCCGATGTTGACGCCCAGCTCGGTTCTGGCTGGGCCGGCACCGGTGATCCGGTCCTTGCCGTGACCATGGCCAATGCCTGGCTCACGACCAAGATTAAGCGGGCTGTTCAAGATCCGGTTCCGACTGAGATCAAAACAGCCGGCGCTCAGGTCGCCAAAGAGGCGGCGGCGGGCAAGCTGTACACGTCCACGCAGAAGGAAGTGCAGAGCAAGACCGTATCGGCTCAGTCCGGCACGTCAGTGAGCAAGACCTACGTGGCGGGCTCTACCGATCAGTCAGCGGGTGTGAATTTCGCTCTGGCGCTGCTCGATCCGTGGCTCAAGCGCTCCGCCGTAATGATGCTAAAAAGGACTTGATCATGGGCATGCGCAAAGAGATTCAGGCCGAAATGGCGGAAGCGTTCGATGATCCTGATGGCCTTGCCGATGCGGTGAAGCCAGTGACAGGTGTGCGCAAGGTTGCAGGCGAGTATGACCCCGACCTGGGCGGTGCGCCCGAGGTGACCACCACCTACGGCGGCCGTGGAGTCTTCGGCAGCTACCTGGCCAAAGAAATCGACGGCTCCTTGATCCAGACGACCGACGAAAAGCTGCTGGTACTCCAAAACGAGCTATTCATCACCGTGATGGGAGAGCCAACAGCAGAGGCTGCCACTCCAAAAATTGGCGACATCATTGGCGGCAAGCGCGCGCTCAACGTCGCTCAGGATCCTGCAAGTGCCACTTGGACCATCCAGTTGAGGATCTGACGTGAGTAAATACACGGGCCTCAACGGAAGCTTTGCCGAGAATATTCGCCAGTTTGCCGAGCAGGCCCAAGCCGGGCTCGACGCCACCTTCCGCGAAATCGTGATCGAGATTGGCAGTAGCGTTATTCGGATGTCACCCGTGGGCAACCCCGAGATCTGGGCTGCGAACGTCGCGTATCGCGCTACCAACACCCGTGCCGCTGATCACTACGATTTCAAGGTCGCCGTCCGCAACACCCTCATAAATCTTGAGGAGAACAACTTCAGCAAGGCCGGCAAACTGAAGCGCGGCGTGAAGTACGCCAAGCCGCTGACAAAGACCGAGCGCGACCAGAACTTCAACGTGAATGGACTGGTTGCCGGTAAGGATTACGTCGGCGGCCGATTCCGCGGTAACTGGCAATTCTCGATCGGGGCGCCGGCTGAAGGTGAGCTTGATCAGGTCGATCCGGCCGGCGGCGTCACGCTGGCGAAGCTCAGGCTTCAGGTCGAGCAACTGACGATAGGGCAAACGGCCTACATCGTGAACAACCTGCCATATGCGGTGCCGCTCGAGTACGGCCATTCCAAACAGGCACCGGGCGGCATGGTGCGCATCACGCTCGCGCGGTTTCAGCAGATCGTCGACGAAGCCATCAGGAACAATCAGGTATGAGCCACAACATCATCGCTTCGATCTACGAAGCCCGGCTGATCGCCTGGGCGAAGGCTTTGCCGACACCCATCAAGGTCGTCGTCGAGAACGAGGCCTATGAGCCCGGAAGCGGTGCCACCTACCTGCGAGCTTTCACTCTGCCGGGCGACACCGCGAGCAACACGCTTGCAGGCGATCACAAGCTGTACACCGGCGTGTTTCAGGTCAGCATTGTGACGCCATCGGGCAAATACCGTGGCGCCGCTGGCGCAATTGCTGATCAGATCACCGAATTGTTCCCGCTGTATGAGCGCAATACGAGGGGCGCGCTGACCGTGGTGACCATGTCGCCAGTCGATCAGGGGCCAGGTATTTCCGACGACACGACCTACACCGTACCGGTCTCGTTCATGTACCGGGCCGACACCAACTAACCCGCCCATTGGGCGCACCCAGAACCCGCCATTGAGCGGGTTTTGTCATTTCTGAGAGAGGAAGAACCCATGGCCGGCATTCAAATGCCCAACGGCGCAACGTTCGAAATTGCTTCCGCCTATGGCGTTGCAATCCCATTCACTGCCCTGACTAATGCAAACCCGGCAGTGGCCACGGCCGCGGCGCACGGACTGGCCGAAGGCGACATCATCGCCGTCAGTTCAGGCTGGACGCGCCTGGACGGCCGCGCTGTGCAAGTGGGTGAGATTGCCAGCGGCACTTTTGCGCTGGACGGCGTGAACACCACCAACATTCAGCAGTATCCGGCCGGTTCGGGCGTCGGTAGCGCACGAGAGGTGATGACCTTCACCGAGATCTCGAAAATTACCGAGCTCGGATCGAGCGGCGGCGATCAGCAGTTTCTCACCTTCGGCTTCCTGGCTGACGATGATGACCGCCAGATGCCGACCACCAAGAACCCGATCACGCTCACAATCACGGTCGCCGATGATCCGTCGCAGCCTTATGTTGATGTCTGCGAGGCGGCGGACGACGACAAGCAGGCCCGTGTTCTGCGCCTAAACCTGCCAGGCGGCAGCCGCATCATCTACAACGGCTACGTCTCGATCACTTCGACCCCGACCATGTCGCGCAACAACTTGATGACTCGCGTGATCAGCATCGCGCTGACCGGTCGCCCAACTCGTTATAGCGCCTCGGCGTAAGGAAGGCACATGGCAAAGTTCACACTCGCCCGGAACCCAACCTTCAATCACGTCGTGATGCTGCCAACAGTCGGCGGCGATCCGGTAGGCGTCGAGTTCGAGTTCAAGTATCGCGATCGAACCGAATTGGCCGGCCTCTATGCAGAGTGGGGTGAGCGTCATAAAGCCCTCAAAGAAAAAGCGGAAGAGACCGGCATTGAGCAGTTCACTGCTTTGCTAATCGATCTGCAGGTCGAGCAGTTGAAGGCGATCGTCGCCGGCTGGGATATCGCCGAAGAGTTCACCGACGAGAACCTACGCATCCTGGTCAAATCCATCGCCGCCACTCCTAGCGTGGTACTGGCTGCTTATTCCGATGCCTTCAGTAACGCACGCCTGGGAAACTCCTAAGCGTCTCCCGCAAGCTGTACGAGCCGGGGCCGTCAGTCGAATCGCTGGCGGCCTTCGGCCTTTCTCTTCGTGACATACCCGATGAAGTCTGTGAGGTCTGGCCTGATGTCTGGCAGTCCTTCAGGGTCTTCGAGGCCATGTACACCCAGTGGCGTACAGGCGCGTGCGGCGCTACCGGACTCGATTACACGTCAATTCGCCATGTCGCCGGCTTCCTCGGGCTTACCCGGTCGGAAGTCGTCGACGTCTTTCCAGATATCCGCGTCATGGAAGCCGAAGCCCTGCGGGTGATGGCGGAGCAGAGGGACAGTAAATGAGCACTACCTTCGCGTCCCTCGGTATCGAGGTGAATTCCTCGTCTGCCTCCAAAGCGGCTGATGATCTCGACAAGCTGGTGGATTCGGCAGTTGATGCTGAGAAAGCCATTGATGATCTCGGTAAGTCGGGCGAAGGCCTGGCCAACACCAGCAAGAAGATCAGCCAGGCCGAGACTGAGGCCGCTCAGGGTATCGACAAAGCCACGGGCGCCAAAGAGCGTCAAGTCAATGCCAGCCGCAAGGCTGGTGCAAGCGCTGCCAGCGAAATCGCGATCATCAGCCAACTCGACAAGGCAATGTCCGGCAACATCGGCAGCATTGAGCAGCTGATTCAGGCTGAAGGTTTGCTGGAGCGCGCCCGAAAGGGTGGTCTCGTCACCATCGAGCAGCAGGAGTCCTATCAGGATCGGCTCGGCAAGGCGTATGAGCGGATCGAGAAAGCCGAAGCCAAGGAGATGGCTCAGAAACAGCGGCTGATCGAGGCTGAAAATCGCCAGATCGAAGCGCTGAAGCGCACGGTCAACAACATTGATCCGGTCACCGCGAAGTTGGCCAAGCTCGAGGCCCAGGAGAAGGCGCTGGAGGCTGCGCATAAGGCGGGTGTGATCGATGCGAACCGCTACAACGAGGCGCTGGCCAAGATCGGCAAGGACCGTTCCGCGCTTACGACCACAGAGACGGCTTTCGACAAACTGAAGCTCGGTACCCGTCAGGCTCAGGAAAACGTTACCCAGCTGGGCAACGCTTTGGCCTCTGGCGACTTTGGTAGCGGCGCGCGGGCGATAGCGCAATTAGGGGTAGGGGCTGGGGCTTCGGCAAAGAGCATGGCCGCGCTGCTGCTTCCCGCGGGCGCCTTGACTGGCGTGATCGGGGGGGTGGCCTACGCCTACTTCGATGCGATGAAGCAGGCGCGCGAGTTCAACGCCGCGATCAATGGCGGCTCGAATGATGCAGGCCAGACTATCGGCAGCCTCAAGTCCATGAGCGAGTCGGCAGGCGCGCTTACTGGCAACTTGTCAGGCGCGCGGGAGGCCGTCATTGCCCTGGCGTCTGGTGCTGCCACCAGCGGCACCCAAATGCAGAACCTGGCACAAGCTGCAGCAGCCATCGGCGAGGTGACGGGGAAGGGCGCTGGCGACATCGCGAAATCGCTGGCCAATGCCGGGGACACCGCTACAGAAGCCGCGTCGAAGATCAGCGACCAGTATGGCCTGCTGACCTACGAGCAGTACCAGGTCATCAAGGCGATCGACGAGCAAGGAGATCATCAGCGCGCCCTGGACACCCTCAGTGAGAACCTGAACCAGTCGGCCCAGGAGCGCCTGAAGGCTTACCGGGCCTCCCTATCTGATATCGAGCGTGACTGGGATGACATCAAAGTCGCGATCAAGGGGGCTTATGCTGCGGTCCGATCCGAAGTCTTTCCTGACTTGGCCAAGCAGATCGAAATCACCCAGCGGGTACTGGACACCCGGAAAGGTGGCGGCGTTGCTGGCGCGGTATCGAACGGGCTCAGCTCGCTCAATTCCTTCCTGGGGCTGAACGATGGCGAGAACGACGACTCGACGCCGGCATTGGAGGCAAAACTGGCTTCGCTCAAGGCGCGCCAGGCTGCGAGTGAAGGGCTTACCGCTTCCACCGGTGAGACAACTCATGCGAACAAGGAGTTGATTGCGGTCCAGAAGGAACTGGATAAGCAGCTCGATAACTTGAACCCGCTGGCTAAGCGCCAAGAGGCCTACAAGAAGCTTGACGACCAGTTCACCAAGCTTTACCAAAATGCCGAAAAGACAGGGCAAAAGTCGGCGACCCTTGATGGTGTGCAGTTCGATGGAAAGAGGTTCTCCGGCGGTGCCTACGACAAGTTGCGCAAGGCAATCGACGATCAGAACAAGGATCCAAAGTCAGCAACTGGCTCCGTCGACCTGACCAGCTTCAACAACTCGAAAAACGCCCTCACTGGCATTCTCTCCGAGTACAAGAACGCCCAGAAGGAGCTGGAAGCGGCGCAGAAGGCCGGCCTGGTCTCCCAGGCGGATTACCTGCTCAAGCGTCAGGCAATGATCGGCAACGAGCGCGATGAGGTCATCGCGGCTTACGAGGCGGAGATCTCGGCGCTCGAAGCGACCAAGGGAAAGGCCGGCACCTCGGCGGCCCAGCGCATCCAGCTGGACCAGAAGATCGCCGACGCCCGCGCAGCGATGGTCAAGGCACAGAAGGATGCCGACTCGGAACTGGCTGTGTTGGCCGCGAACGAAGAGGGCAGGCTCAAGAAGCAGGCCCTGGCTGTCAGCACCTACACCGGAGCCCTGCAGCAGCAAGTCGACACTTTGCGCCGGCAGGGGCAGCGTGCGGCCGCCGGTCTTGGGCAGGGTGATCGGCAGCGCGGGCTGACCGACCAACAGAACGGCATCGACGACCGCATCAACCAGCAGCGTCTGACCTTGGCCGACCAGTATGGCGACGGCTCCCGTGGCATGAGCCTCGACGAGTACAACCAGAAACTGGCGGCCCTGGACAAGACTCAACGGGACCTGCAGGAAACGGCGATCTCCAACTACGACGAGATGACCGCTGCCCAGGGTAGCTGGAGCGCCGGCGCTACATCGGCCTGGCAGAACTACCTGGAGTCGGCTCGCGACATTGCTGACCAGACGAAAAGCTTGTTCACCAACGCCTTCAGCTCCATGGAGGACTCGGTCGTCAACTTCGCCATGACCGGGAAGTTCTCGTTTTCCGACTTCACCAAGTCGGTGCTGGCGGATATGGCACGGATTGCAACCCGCCAGGCCAGCTCAGCGTTGCTGGGCAGCTTGGTAGGGGCAGCAACCAGTTATTTCACCGGTAGTGGTAGCGGCGCTGGGGCGACCTCGGCTGGTAGTACACAGGCTGGTTATACCGGGGTCGATTTCTCTGGATATCGAGCCGCTGGCGGTCCTGTCGCGCCCAACTCTCTGTACGAGGTCAACGAACTGGGACCGGAGCTGTACAACGAGGGCGGTCGGTCATTCCTGATGACCGGGGCAAATGGAGGCAGCGTTACGCCCCTGAGCTCTGGAGGCGGGGTTGGAATAGCGGCTATGAGTGGTAACGGCGGGCCAAACATCCAGATCAACGCGCCGGTGAGCATCGTCACGCAGGACCGCAGCGGGGAGGGTATGCAGCTCGACCAGCAAGCTCTTCAACAAAGCCTTCAAGCCCAGATGAAAGCAGTCGCTGAAAAGGCTGTGGCGGATTCGTGGCGCGCCGGCGGTACCAGTTTCAGGAACACAAACGGGAGGGCCTGATGGCAATCGAGACATTCACTTGGCCAACGCAGAACGGGGACGCACCCGAGATCACCTATCGGGTGCGAACCGCGCAGTTCGGTGACGGCTACAAGCAAACCGCCGGCGACGGGCCGAACAACAAGGAAGACTCCTACCCGGTCACCTACACCGGTTCGAAGGCCCGGGTGCTTGAAATCATGGCCTTCTACGATCGGCACGCCGGCGCGAAGGCCTTCCTCTGGACTACTCCGCTCGGTGAGCTGGGCCTGTTCACCTGCGTCAATCCTGTTCCCACCCCGGTCGGGGGCGGGGTCTTCAAGATCACGGCCACGTTCAACCGGGCCTTTCATCCATAAGGGGCAATCATGCCGCTGATCAGTGATATCCAGGCGCTTGAGCCTGGTAGCGAAGTACTGCTCTTCGAATTGGACGGATCGGACTATGGGGCGGACGTATTGCGCTTCCACGGGCATGCGATCCCACACTCGCCCGAGGAGCTGCTGGCAGCAGGGCCAAACGCCGACCAACTGCCGGCAAAGTCCATCTGGTGGCAGGGCAACGAGTACGGCGCCTGGCCCATGCAGATCGACGGCATCGAGGCCAACGGCGACGGCACCGCGGTACGCCCGACGCTATCGGTCGGCAACGTCAACGGTCGCATCACAGCCCTATGCTTGGCCTTCGACGACCTGCTTGAGTTCAAGCTGACCATGCGGCACACGCTGGGCAGCTACCTGGACGCGCAGAATTTCCCGGTCGGCAACCCAACGGCCGACCCCACCCAGGAAACGATCGAGGTCTGGTACATCGACCAGAAGACCAACGAGGACGGGGAAACGGTCAACTGGGAGCTGGCCAGCCCGGGCGACGTTGGCGGTGAGTCCATCGGCAGGCAGGCGACCACGCTTTGCCACTGGTGCCTCACTGGCGGGTACCGCGGGCCGAACTGCGGTTACACCGGCGGCTATGTCGACAAGGACGGCCTGCCCACGAACGATCCGGAAAAGGATGAGTGCGATGCCACCCTGGGCCGGGGGTGCATCCCGCGCTTTGGCGAGGGCAACGAGCTGTCTTTCGGTGGTTTCCCCGCTATTTCCATCATTGCCCGGAGTTGACCATGCGCAAACACATCCTGAGCGCGATCCAGGCGCACGCGGCGGCCGAGTATCCGAAAGAGTGCTGCGGCCTGCTGTTGGCCGTTGGGCGCAAGCAACAGTACTTCCCGTGCCGCAACATCTCCACCGAGCCAAACGAGGAGTTCCGGCTGGATCCGGAGGAATACGCCGCGGCCGAGGACCAGGGCGAGGTGATCGGCATCGTGCATTCGCACCCAGACGCCACCAGCCGGCCGTCGCCGCGCGACCTGGCCATGTGCGAAGCCACAGCGCTGCCCTGGCACATCCTGAGCTGGCCTGAAGGGGATCTGCGCACCATCGCGCCGGCGGGCAGCACGCCGCTGCTCAAGCGATCATTCGTTCACGGCGCCTGGGACTGCTGGCAGGTCTGCGCGGACTGGTACAAGCGAGAGTGGGGGTTGGAGTTCGAAGCCTTCCAGCGCGCTGATGGCTGGTGGGAAGACCCGGCCGGGCCGAGCCTCTACGAGCAGGCCTATGAAGCGGCGGGATTCGTGCAGGTCGACAAGCCGCAACGTGGCGACATGATCGTCATGTCCGTGGGGCGCACGGCGCACCCGAACCACGCTGGGATTTACCTCGGCCCGGATCCTGAGTTGCCGGAGGAAGCTGCTGAGGTGTTCGGCCCTGGGCCTTTCCTGCTGCATCACCTGTATGGCCGACCAAGCGAAATCATCGTTTTCGGCGGGCCCTGGGCACAGCGCACACGTCTAATATTGCGTCATCTTGATGCTCGGGCCAATTCGCCAAGCGAGTAAATTGAAAATCCGCTTCTGGTCAGGTGATTGATCTGTACAGAGCCACCAATATACACACGGTCTACGGCTTTTTGATTTTCCTGCATTTCCTGGGCTTGCATGATTTCTACTGCGCAATCCGGGAACGAGCTCAAGTCTATGTCGGCATTGTCAGCAAGTGGTGGTTTTACCCCAAGGCCATATGCCAACCATTCGGACGCGAAGTTCGACTTTGATCGGTAGCTATAACCATGAATTTTTCCAGTCTTTTCGGAAAAACCGAAATGATAGATCGTTGCTGTCTGGTCACGGAGGGAGGGGAACTGGTTGTTCAATTCTTGCCAGAGGGATTGAAGGGGCTTGGGAGCATGAGCATCGACCGCATCTACATCGAGGGCAAAACCCTGTTCATTCACAAGGCCGATCCAGCGATTGAAAAGAGCAGCCGAACCGGTGCCAGCAACAATCATTCTGAGGTGAGGGATAGCAATAGCTTTACTCGAATACCCGGGAGCTGCCCCATCGGGATAATGTAAAAGCGTATCTGTTGCGATGATTACTTCTTGGGCGTCCGAATAAAATAGCAATGACGACATCTTGCTTCCTTGCAATACGAGCTGAACGCAGGAGGCTACTATCCGGCGGGAGAGGGGCGTTACTGGCTTTTCATCCATGTTGGATGGTGGACAGGCATCGCGTTAATGATTGGCTCTACCTCTCCAATGAGGCATGCTTTGCGCAAAATGGATCAGCACATCGCAAGGAGGGTTTATGTCGAACAAGTCGTATGAGAAAGGTCGCTGGAGCGTGCACGAGAGTCGCGGTCCTGGTGGTGCACTCGGATATATCGTCGACGGCGTAGGTGAAGAGAAGAGACCGGGGGAGGGTGCTTTTCAAATCAGAGATGGCGCGCTCTTTGATCCGACAGGGAAGCGTTTAGGCTATTTAGCAGCATTAGAAAGTAGCTGGGCAGTGAACTTGGGTGATCACATGATTGGTCACGTGCTCAGGCGCGTACCGGACTAACCTGACCTGTAGAGAAAGCCCAGCCCCGCGCTGGGCTTTTTCGTTTCTCCCCACCTTAGAACTACCAGCACGATTTGGCTGGCAGGTGCAGGAGCCTGGGAAGAGGGGCGTTACCGGCTTTCCCTCCAGGTTGGATGGGTGGAAAAGCTCGAGTTATCGTGTTCGTCACACCATCGGGCTTGGAGGCCTCGTGACTACCAGAAGCAGTGAAGAAATACTGGCGCACTATATCGAAACTATGGGCGAGCCACTCGGTCAGGCGTTTGGGCACCTCAATCAGCGAGTGCTTGAGTTGCATCTTGTATGGGAGCAATACACTCAGCTTTTCGGTGAGAGCGAGGAAACCGTTCACCTGTTGAACAAAACGGCTGGGCTTTTCTTCATGGTTGTGCAAGATGGGCTATGGGACAGCGTGCTTCTGGGAGTGTCAAAGCTGACCGACCCTGCGCAGACTGGAAAAAACAAAAACCTTTCCATACGCTGTTTGCCCGACTTGATTGCAGATGGCGCGCTACGTGGCCGTGTATTAGACCTCTGCGACGAGGCCTTGATAAAGGCAGAGCATGCGAGGGATCACCGAAATAAGCGCATAGCGCATCAGGATCAGCAGTATTTCTATGATCGAGAGGCGCAGCCATTGGGCGGAGTCAGTAGAGCTTTAGTCAAGGAGATGCTTCAAGCTATCACTGCGGTGATGAATGAGATAAACGTCTTCTACTGCGACACGACGATGTTCTACGACAGCATCAGCGCTGGTGGAGATGCTGCTTGGCTAGTGCACAAACTCAAGACGATTGCTAAATAATAAGTTGAATCCAGCTAGCAAAGCCCAGCTAACCCGCTGGGCTCTTTCGTTTCTGACACCCAGTGCTACATTGCAGGCCTTTCCACAGGAGTGAACTGCATGAGATTTTTCGTAGGAGCGGTAGCGGTGGCTTTGCTGGCTGGGTGTGTATCGCCCGGCGACCTTGAGTCGAAAGACCCCAGCATCTCGGCCAGCACCGCGAAAGACCCCAAGCGGTATGCCCTATGCGTATTACCTCGCTGGCAAGACGCCCGTAGCGATGTATCGATGTCGGAGACTGAGCACGGGTATCGCCTGATCGCGGCCAGCAGCAACATGACCGACGAACTGCTGAGTATACGTAAGACGTCCAAGGGCAGCGCTGTAAAGCTGTACCAGCGCATGGCCTGGGCCCCTGGTTATGGGCGGGGCGATATGGAGCAGGCAGTGAGAAGCTGCCTGTAAAACGAAATGACGTACACCTAGCCGCCTCCGGGCGGCTTTTTCATGCCCGGAGGAAACCGTGTCAGTGATCAATTGCAGTCATCAAACGATGACCACCATCCTTCTGTCTGGACCACTGATCAAGTTGTTTGGTCGGGTCCACCGCCGAGAGCTTGGAAGCAAGTCGGTCGGCGAGGCGTTCAAGGCCCTGAAGTGCACGCTCGAAGGCTTCGATGTGGCAATCAAAGATCTGGAGCGCCGAGGCATGCGGTTTGCGATCTTTCGCAACCGGAAGAATGTCACGGAGAAGGAATTCGCCCTGGGTGGCACCGAGGAAATTCGGATTGTTCCGGTGATCTCGGGTAGCAAGCGAGCAGGCTTGCTTCAGACAATTGTCGGGGCCGTGCTCATTGCTGCATCGTTCATCCCTGGATTCCAGGCTCTGGCACCGGTGGGCATTGCCCTCGTCGCCGGAGGCGTCATCCAGATGCTCAGCCCGCAGGCCTCGGGCCTCAAGCAGAGCGCATCCCCCGAAAACGCCCCGTCCTATGCCTTCGGCAGCGCCAAGAACACCACCGCCAGCGGCAACCCGGTTCCGATCTGCATCGGTGAACGGCGCTGGGGCGGGATGATCATTTCCGCATCAATTTACGCCGAAGACAAAACCTGAATTTTCATTGGCCTTATGCCATCATCCGAATCTTTAACTGGGTGGGCCAAAGGTAATGAGCAAAATCGTTCACTTCGTAAAAGTAGAAAATAAATTTGAAGAAACTTGGGAATATGAGTGCAAACCTATACCTGAGGTTTCAATCGATACTATTGCGTATTTGCTCTTTTCCGATGACTCAGGGTTCTGGCTGGGTAAAGTCAATCAATGGAATGATCTGCGGCAGATAAAAAACCAAAGTGTTTTCCAGAGTTGGGTTTTCAAATTCAGCGAAGGGAGGGGGTTTGGATCACACGCGACGGACCTCCTCAATCTGTGTAATCGATCTCTGTCGGAACCAGATATTTATAAAATTGAAGGCTATTTCGGCTCTGGTCATAAAGCGCCTCAAACCGCGAATATTAAGAACTCCATGGCTTTGGACCTTAATGATGGAAGAGAGGCGATAGCAAATTATTATCGAGTTGAGTCAAGACAAGTCGAAATTTTCATAAAAAGTAATTAGCAGTGCATCAACCCGCTTCGGCGGGTTTTTTATGCCTGGAGGAAAGCATGGGCGCAGCAGCACAGATCGATATCCACGGCGAGAAGGGCGGTAGCAGCAAGCCAAAGTCGCCCACCGAGGCCAACGACAGCCTGCGCTCGACCAACCTGGCCAAGATGCTGATCGCCGTGGGCGAGGGGGAATTCGACAGCATCCCGACTGACTACGACATTTACCTGGACAACACACCGATCAAGGATGCGAGCGGGAATATCAACTTCCCGAACGTGAAATGGGACTGGCGCTCGGGCTCCGTTGATCAGTCGTACATCCCGGGCATCCCCTCGGTCGAGAACGAGACCACCCTGAACATTGAGCTGCGCAGCGATACCCCGTGGGTGCGCTCGATCACCAACACCCAGCTGTCGGCCGCGCGCGTTCGTTTCGCCTGGCCGGCGCTGCAGCGCCAGGACAACGAAGGCAACGTCGGCGGCTACCGCATCGAGTATGCGATTGACGTGGCCACCGATGGCGGGGCCTATCAGCAGGTGCTGCTCGAGGCCGTGGACGGCAAGACGACCACCCGTTACGAGCGGTCCCGCCGGGTCGATCTGCCACCCGCCACCAGCGGCTGGCTGATTCGCGTGCGCCGCCTCACGTCCAATCAGAACAGCAACAAAGTCGCTGACACCATGCTGATTGCCGGCCTGACCGAGGTGATCGACGCCAAGTTGCGCTACCCGAACACTGCGCTGCTATACATCGAGTTCGACGCCGAGCAGTTCACCAACATCCCGGCGGTCACCGTGAAGTGCAAGGCGCGGCGCTGGATGGTGCCGAGCAACTACGACCCTGTCGCCCGCACCTACACCGGGACCTGGGACGGCACCATGAAGCAGGCCTGGACCAACAATCCGGCGTGGATAACCTACGGAATTTGCACCGAGGACCGCTTCGGCCTGGGCAAGCGCATCAAGCCGTATATGGTCGACAAGTGGGAGCTGTACCGGATCTCGCAGTATTGCGACCTACTGGTGCCGGACGGCCTGGGCGGCCAGGAGCCGCGCTTTCTCTGCGACATGAACCTGCAGGGCAAGGCCGATGCCTGGTCGCTGCTGCGCGATATCGCTGGCATCTACCGAGGCATGACCTACTGGGCTCAGGGCCAGCTGGTGATGCAGGCGGACATGCCGCGCGCCCAGGACTACGACTATGTCTTCACCCGGGCCAACGTCGTCGACGGGAAGTTTGCATATGGCAGCGCCTCGGCCAAAACCCGGTTTACCCGCGCCTTGGTCAGCTACGACAACCCGGCGAACAACTACGACACCGACGTCATTCCGTTCGCGGACCTGGAGCTGCAGCGCCGTTTCGGCGACAAGCCCACCGAGCTGGCGGCCATTGGCTGCACCCGTGCTTCTGAGGCCCAGCGCCGCGGGAAGTGGGCGATCCTGAGTAACAACCAGGACCGTACCATCAGCTTCAAGACCGGTATGGAAGGTGTGATTCCGCTGCCTGGCCACATCATCCCGGTGGCGGACTCTTTGCTGGCCGGCCGGCAAATTGGCGGCCGTATCTCGGAAGTGGCCGGGCGCGTGGTGACGCTCGACCGCGACACCCAGGCCAAGGCGGGCGATCGTCTGATCATCAACCTGCCGGGCGGCCGCGCCGAAGGCCGGACCGTGCAAAGCGTCACCGGGCGCGCTGTAACAGTGACCACGGCCTACAGCGAGCCGCCTTTGCCGCAGCTGCAGTGGGCGCTGGATGCTGACGATCTGGCAATTCCGCTTTACCGGGTGCTGAGCACCAAACGCACCACCGAGGGCGATTTCGAAATTTCCGCCCTGCAGTACGAGCCCGGCAAGTTCGCATTCATCGACACCGGCGCGCGCCTGGAGGAGCGGCCGATCAGCGTGATCCCGATCACCGTCGTTCCGCCGCCGGCGAGCGTAACCCTGACCTCGAACTACGCGGTCGACCAGGGCATCGCCGTCAGCACCATGAACATCTCCTGGCCGGCCGTGAATGGCGCGGTGGCCTACGACGTGGAGTGGCGTAAGGACAGCGGGAACTGGGTCAAGGTGCAGCGCACTGGCGCGACCAGCGTCGACGTGACCGGGATCTACGCTGGCGCCTATCTGGCCCGTGTACGGGCGGTGAGTGCCTTCGATATCTCCTCGATCTGGAAAAGCTCGAACCTGACCCAGCTCAAGGGCAAGGAGGGGTTGCCGCCGTCGGTGTCGTTCCTGACCGCGACGAGTCTGGTCTACGGCATCCGCCTGGACTGGGGCTTCCCTGTGGGTGCCGAGGACACCCAGCGCACCGAGATCTGGTACAGCAAGACCACGTCGCTGGCAGACGCGATCAAGCTGGGCGACTTCGCCTATCCGCAGGCCCGGCACGAAATGCAGGGCATCCTGGCGGGGGCATCGTTCTTCTTCTGGACGCGTCTGGTCGACCGCACCGGTAACGTCGGGCCGTGGTACCCGACAGGTGTCGGCGTCAACGGCCAGGCCAGTTCTGACCAGAGCGAATATGAGGAGTATTTCGAGGGTCGGATCGGTGAGTCTGCCCTCGGTCAGCACCTGGGCGATCGAATCAACCTGATCGATGGCCCGGCCGATTTACCTGGGTCGGTCAACAATCGCATCCAGGTGGTATCGGGTGAGGTGTCGGCGATCAGCGAGAAGGTCGACGGCGTGTTTGCCCAGGTGAACCCGCCGATGGCGGGCTCCACCGAGGATCTGGCCGGCTCGACGGAAAGCTTCGTTGGCGTATGGTCGGTGCAATCGGCTGTGATTGAGGGGGACGTGGCCACCGGCAAGCGTGTGGACGAAGTCCAGGTGCAGATGGGCCAGAACAGTGCCGCGATTCAGCAGGTCAGCCAGGCGCAAGTCGCGCTCGATGGCAAGGCCTCGACGATGTGGTCGGTGAAGATGCAGATCGATTCTGCGGGGCGCTACGTCGCCGCCGGTATCGGGCTCGGCATCGAGAACGGCCCGGCCGGCCTGCAGAGCCAGTTCCTGGTGAGTGCGGATCGCTTCGCCGTGGTGAATGGCATGGGCGGTGGCGCTCTTGCCGTGCCGTTTGTTGTCCAGGACGGTCAGGTCTTCATCAACCAGGCGTTTATCAACCAGGCCTTTATCAAGGAGCTGGTACTCGGTATGACGCTCAGGTCAGCGGCACTCAACAGCGAAGGCTTGCCATTGCTGGAAATTAACATACCGGCAGGGACGTTGACGCTTCGTGGCCAGTCGGCGGAAGGGTCTACGTTGCTGAACAACAATGGCATCTTCGTTTACGACCTGAACCATATCGAGCGGGCAGGGCTGGGGAGGCTTTCGTAATGGCGTTTTATGGAGCCAGAACAAGGAATGCCGCCGGCGTTGAAACGCTCAACACGTCAACCATGGGGATTCGCTCGATCGTGACCAAGAAGGTCACGGTCCCGCCGATCACCAGCGACTTCACCAGCTTCATCGATATGCCGGAGATCACCGCGGCTTCGTTCGTTTGCGTCACGCTTCAAGACGCTTCGAACAGCTCCTCGGCGCTCCCTGCTGTGTTCTGGTCTATCGGCCAGCTCAGGGTTCGCCGCGGCGCTGGCACCGCCTTGAACGTTTTCATCCTGACTTATCAATAAGGGGGAGGCATGGACTACGGATTCAGGTCGCGTAACGGTCTGAACTTTTTTCAGATCGACAGCGTGAACAGGGTTCTCGGGGTCGCTGCCAGTGGCAGCTACGTGATCGGTAAGCCGCCTGGCGTCTCGCGCACTATCACTTCAGCAACCATCACTTATCCAACGCCGATCACTACGCCCGATCCGCCCATGGTGTTCTTGAACCCGAACAACCAGGGCATGTATCACACTCTGGAGAACCTCGGCAGCTCGGGAAACTGGACTGGATTTCGTTTTCAACTGCAACTGATGCCACCCTTCAGCAGTTCCGACTGCAGCGGCAAGTGGCTAGTGGCGACGTTCCGTTCTGTTGGCCCGCCCAGCGAGTATGACATCAGGCTGAAAAACGCAGCCGGCGAGGTGATTTTTGTCGGGGCCGACAACCTGCTTTCGATGAGAGGGTTTCCTGTCAATGAGGGCTGGTCACTCGATAATCGTGGCGAGCAGGTCGGAGGAGTCTACTGGTCTGGCTGCCAGATGCCGTGGACTGGCGACTATGCGGACTACTTCCTAGCTTCGACCCTGATCGGCGGGAAGATCTACAACGGCAACTCGACGCTTGAAACGCCTTGTGGATTCCATGCTGGTGTGCGCTCAACCCTCAATGGCTACATAGGTGCGATGGTGAGTTCTGAGGGCGGCACTGCAAAGAACGGACGAACCACCTTTGCCGCCAGGCCAATGCGGCCCCTGTAATCAGGCACACATTCAACCGAGCCCTCTGCGTGAGGGCTTTCTTTTGGGAGTAGTAAATGGCTAAGCAGGTAATTCAATTAGGGACACCGCCTACAGGTGTCGGCGGGGATACGCCGCGTAGCGCCAACATCAAAATCAACAGCAACTTTGATGAGCTTTACGCGGCCGATCTCGTTAGCTACAAGCGCGCCAACATCCTTGGCGCCGTCAGTCAATCTGGCGGCACCCCAACGGGTGCAATTTTTGAGTACGGCAGTAATGGAACTGGAGAGTTTTGGAAATTCGCAAGCGGGTTAATGATCACTTCTCAGACCATTTCTGCACCGGCGCAGGCATGGTCATCAGCGGGCACCCATCGGTATGCGAACTTCACCGCTGGAACGCCGGCGACGTTCATCTCCAACCCGCGTCTTTCTACAAACTTGATGGATTCGGATGTTGCTGGTCGGGGCGCGTGGTTGATTTATGCGGGAGCAACGGGCGCCTCTTCGATGACTTTTTGGCTGGGGGCCCCGATCGGTACTACCGGATCCGGGATTGTAGCAATGACAGTCTTGGCCAATGGGAGGTGGTTCTAATGAGAGTTAATCTTTTCCCTCAGCGTCGTGATGACACGCTTTCAGTCGTGCGCGATGGAAGTATTCTGACATTGAATGGCGAGGTTTTCGACTTCTCAAGGATGTCCGATGGCGACACGCTGCCGATGAACGCATTCAATGATGGCTGGTTCATGGGCGATGTCGACAAGAAGGACGGCGAGCTGTCATTGACGTTGATATTGCCCCTGCCATACAACTACAGCCAGGCCCAGGCTTTCCCTTTGCCGCTTCTCAATGTGCCCGACGGCCCCGTGGTGTTGCCTCAGCCGCTGCCCAGCGACCAGCCAGAAGTCGAGCAGGAGCCATGGCCCGCCCGCCAGGGTGTTATCGACTGGACGAAGCTGATCACCCGGGCCGAGAAAGAGGCTCAGGCCGCGGCCGATCGCCTGGCCCTGGCAAAGGCGGAGCTTTCCGCTCGAAATGCAACAGCAGCGGCGCAGATCGACCGCATAACCGACCGCGTAGAAACGCTCGGTTATGGCATCGATGCTGGCGAGGCTACGGCCGAGGATGAAGCTGAACAAGCCACCTTGATCGTTAGCATGAAAGCCTGGAAGGCCTACAAGTTCGCCCTGGGCAAGGTCACCACCAAGGAAGGCTGGTATGACTCACCAGCGTGGCCTGTGGAGCCGCCCATTCCAGAGATTGTTGCCGATCCGATGCTTGTAGCCGACGAAACAACCTGACCCAAACCAAACGAAAACAGCCCGCCACTGAGCGGGCTTTTTATTGCCTGGAGAAAAGTATGCCGACCACCGAAACCCGCGGGGTGCGCAACCGCAACCCCGGGAACATCGACTACAACCCGGCCAACAAGTGGCAGGGCCAGCTCCCACCAAACCCAGCGCTTGAGAAGCGGTTCGCCCGTTTCGATACGCCAGAGAACGGAATCCGCGCCCTGGGCAAGCTGCTGCTGACCTACCAGCGCAAGCACGGGCTCAAGACGGTAAAGGCGATTATCAATCGCTGGGCGCCGGCGGTAGAGAATGACACAGCTGCCTACGTGCGGGCCGTAGAGGCAAACACCGGCACTCGGCCGGGGGCGGAGATTGACCTGGCCCAGGCCTCGGTCATGGCCGGGTTCGTCAAGGCGATCATCCATCACGAAAATGCAGGGTATGCCTACCCGGATGCGGTGCTGGCCGAAGGCGTGCGGCGGGCGCTGACATGACGCCGGTGCAGAAGCTGCTCGGCATGCTGGTCCTGGCCGGTCTGCTGATCGCCGCCGGCGCGGGCGGAGCATGGAGGGTGCAGGACTGGCGCTACGGCAAGAAACTGGCCGACCAGGGGCGGCTTCATCAGGATGACCTGGCCGCCATCAGCAGCGCGGCCTCTGCCCAGCAGCAGGCCGAGCAGGCCAAGCGCCTGACGCTCGAGCAGCGCCTGGCCACCGCCGACCAATCCCACCACCAGGAGCTGACCAATGCTCAGAAAGACCAAGCTCGCCTGCGCGATCGCCTTGCTACTGCTGACCTGCGGCTGTCAGTCCTTGTCGACGCCGCGGATACAGCCAGTTGCAGCAACCTGCCTGCCACCCCCGCCACCGGCGGCCTGGTTCATGGAGCCGCGCGCGCCCGACTTGACCCGGCGCATGCTCAACGAATTGTCGGAATCACCGACGACGGCGACCGGGGACTGATCGCCCTGGCAGCGTGCCAAGCGTATGTGAGGGGGCTGAATTTTTGAGGACTAAAGTGATGCATGTTAGACGAGTGCTGTTTCTATGTTGGTGATCTTTGCTACAGATTTTTCGACTGCTATAAATTTCATATGCTGTGGAGTGGGCTGCATATTGGGCATGCGTAGTTGGCCTTATACTGTTTAGGCAGTGCCCCCAGAGTAATTCAGATTGCTGGGGGCGTAAGTATGCTCAGGTTAGATTAGGTTACAGAGAAGGTTGCAATAATTTGATTGGCGTATATTACGGCGTCGTCATTGCCGTCTCTGACTGTCCCATTAAATACGACGCTGAAATACCCTGATTGAGGGATAAGTCGCACTGTAGCGCCATCTGAGATTGAAACGCCAACATACTTTACGTCTGTTAGTTCGCCAGTTGGAGACGTTACCTTTAGGTCTTTGGTGTATTTGTGCTGGTCAAAGATAGAGATTACGACCAAGGTTTTTTGAGTTTCCTGATCTGTAGATGCGTCATATGTGCATTCGACGAAGCAGTTGGGCGATAGGAGTGTTGTGTTCCGTATCGATTTGGTTTTGGCCATTGTTAAGTTCCTTCTTAAGTGTTTGTTGTGAATGAGATACTTGACTCAGTATCGAGTCTATTCATTGTTTTAATGTTTTATAGGTGCAGGTTGTAAGATAAAGAGCGGTGCAGATATTTGATGCTCATAAATAATTAGGCAACCATGGTGCACGCAGAGCCTCTAGCCTGCACATTGTGAAGCAGCTAACGTCCAGAAAAGTGAGTCAGAGAGAAAAGGACCGCTGGTCGGGTTTCTAGTACTAGAAGTATTCATAATTGGTTCGTGGGAGCGCGAGCGCCCAACTTGATCCAGCGCATGCTCAACGAATTGTTGCCATCACCGACGACGGCGACCGAGGGCTGATCGCCCTGCAGGCGTGCCAGGCGTATGTTCGAGCGCTTACGCGCTGATTGGGGCTATCAAATGAGACCCCTGGTTACGCGAGTTGCCCACGGCGCGGTCGACTTTGAACCACTCGAAGGTCTCAGACGGTTCACACTGATACAGCACCATCTGTTCGGCGCGCTCCAATGACGTCGCCGGATCCAGCCATTCCCTGGCCAGGTCCGGGGACAAGACCACCGGCCGCCGATCGTGAATGTCGACCATGCCGCCCTGGGCGTCGGCGGTGATGATCACGAACCCGTCGTGCTCGCCATAGCCCTCATCAGGATCCAAAAGCTGCCCAATGGAAGCACAGAGGCATGGAGCGCCGTCTTTGCGGCGGATGAAGTAGGGCTGCTTCCTTGGTTCGCCTTCGTCGACCCACTCAAACCAGCCGTCGATAGGGGTGATCGCTCGGCGCGGCCAAATTGCACGGAAGAAGGGCCCATGGGCGACCTTTTCGACCCGGGCATTTATCGGCGGTGCGCGATCCTTGGCCCAGTGCGGGCGCCATCCCCAGCGCACCAGGTCGGCGTGCAATCCGTCTTTAGTCTGGTGCAGTAGTGCGACCAACGTCGTAGGGGCCACGTTGTACCGGGCCAGCGGTTTGTTTTCGATCGACGAAAGCCATTTGCCATCGAGCCCGAGGACATCGCAGTAGTCATCGATGTACCGGTACTGCGCGATTCTTCCGCACATTTCCAGTCTCCGCACGTCGGAGGAGGTGAACGGCCAGGCCGCAGCCGGTTTCTACACTGTAGACCCCGGTAGTAGGTGTCATCATGGCTTTGGATATCAAGCAGATCGAAGAGCTGGAAAAGTGGTATGCGCTCTTCAATGACCCGGAATTCGCCAAGGCGTTGCCTGAGGATCGGTATGACGCCCGGCTCGAGCTTGCCGATGACATGCTGGAGCGAGGCGTAATAGATGAGGGCGAGTGGAGGGAGCTGATCGAAGAAGCTGCCGCCATCTTTGCAGACGAGCTTGGGTAGAGCTATCGCAAGCGCTTTATATTCTCGGGCCGTATGAGCTTCCGCAGATCCTCGTTTGTCCGATCTTTCGCCGTGCAGGCTCCGTTAAGGTTTGCTACCTCACGGCGTAGGCGGGCGGCTTCGCCAGCGCGCTCGCGAAGTCTGGCCCGCGCTTCGTCACGCTCTTTCTCGGTCTCTGCCAGCAGTTTCACAAGCTTGAATATCTTCTCCCTGGCTTCGCGCAGTTGGATGGTCAGTTCCTGGATTTCGTTCTCAAGCAGCTCTCCGTGCTGTGTTGCTATTTCGAGAGGCGTGGGGATGCCCAGCCAGTCGTCTGTGTCGTCGATATGCACGGTACTGCCTCACATGCTTTTGTTGCTGTATGTGCATACAGTAATCGAGGCGATGGCAGTGCGCGATTTGAGGCGACGAGATGTAGGGTGAGGGTGGGGGTATGTTCGGTCGGCAGAACGCCGGAGGAGGGGGTGAAAACAGTTCCATAACTCGAGCGGCACCCCCTTATAGAATGCGGTCTGTAGAGCACCGAAATCTTCTTAGTAATGGAACGCGAAACACGGCGCAGCCCAGGAAATACAAGGCTTTGCCTGTCGGATTGCAAATCCGCCTACGCCGGTTCGATTCCGACCTCGGCCTCCAAACTGAAAAGCCCGTAGATCAACGATCTACGGGCTTTTTTATTGGCTGAAATTTGCAATGTGTTCCGCAACTTTGGCAAGCGTTCCACAACCCTCCCTCTATTTTGTCGGTTTGACGACTTCCCCCAGTACGACGATAAACCCACTTGGTGATCTCTTCGCAGGTATGCCCAGCTTGCTGGCATGCGTCCAGACGTGCTGAGGATCCATGGCGTCTTTCAGTTTCAGGCCAAAGTACCGCGTATGGATCGCTTGGGGCGAGTCTGATTTCAACCTCATCACCCGCATCGCCAGGCAGTACAATTGCGCAGCGAAATTGGTGATTCTCCAGGCGGCCATTTCAGTCATGTCTCAATGGAAAGCCTCTATGTCTTTCACAAAGCCAAAGCTGCCCCGCATGCTGGCCAACATCTACTGCCAGGCAGGTGTTTTTGTTTCTGCCCTCAATGTCCGCAAGATCAACGGCGGCCTTAGCGGCTTGGCGGATCGCCTGGAGCTGTGGGGGCGAGCGAGGAGGGTCCTATGCGCCTGATCGAGCTGATCCCGGCCCATGTCCGGTTACTCGCTGCTGGTTTGGCCATGATCGCATTGCTCGGTGGCGTCGCCGTGGCGGTCTGGAAGGTTCAGGATTGGCGCTACGGCAAGCAACTGGCCGAGCAAGCCCATCTGCAGGCCGAAAGCCTCAATCAGATGATGCTGGCCGCAGCTGCCCGGCAGCGTGATGAGCAAGACAAGCGTCTGGCATTGGAGCAGCGGCTGCAGGCCAGTGATCAAAACCATTACCGAGCCTTAAGCAATGCACAACGTGATCAAGGTCGCCTGCGTGACCGCCTTGCTACTGCTGATCTGCGCCTGTCAGTCCTACTCGACGCCACTACCGTCGTCAGCAACGGATCGATGCCTGCCACCACCGCCACCGGCGGCATGGTTCATGGTTCCACAAGAGCCGAACTTGACTCGGCGCATGCTCAACGAATTATCGGCATCGCCGATGACGGCGACCGAGGATTGATTGCGCTGGCCGCGTGCCAAAATTACGCTAAAGAAATATCAAGCCTCGGTCGGTAATAATTGAATTTTGCGTTGTGTCGCTACTTAAACAGAAGGAGCTGATCTGGCGTCATAGTAGTTAATTACAAACGACATCTTGGCATTGGTCGTTCCTGCAGCAAGGTGAAAGTATAAGGGGGTTAGTGCTGATATAGTTTGATCTTGCATCAAAGATAGCTCATGACAAATGATATATCACTGTTGGCGGTTCCCGCGCTCATTCCTGTATCATGTTCGCCAAAGTTTCCAGTCGGAAGTGTTCTGAAATATCGCGCAGCCAACGGAATATTGAAATTTCCTCCTGTGGAGGAAAAGTTGCTGAAGGTGTAAGTCTTATTGAGTTCCACAGGTTGCTCGTTGCTATCAATTATCTGCAGTGCAATACCCTTTGCAGTTGAGTTGGCGTGCAGCTTGATAATGCCCATGCTGGCATTCCAGGCAGGAGCGGTTGTGTTTGGGGTCAGGCTATATGTTACTTTTTTTATTCCCGAGGGGCAGTTGTTAAGCTTTATATCGAAGTTGATCGATCTTGAATATGATCCGCTTTTGGAGAAAACATCTAAATCATGCTCTCCCATATCAACTTTTACGTCTGGTGTTTCGCACGATGCGGCCGTGATCGTGATGGGTTGGCTTGTACGTATAGTTGTAAGGAAAAGGGTGTCTGCCTTAATATACCCAACGTCTCCAGCTGCTATTGTCACGCCACTTTTAATGTCTCCAGTCTTGATTAAGCGCAGTGCGGTTGTGTAGTTTTCGAAGTGCCAAGTTCCGGCTGACTCAATGAACCCGCCATAACCAAACCTTGCTTTTCCATTTAATATATATTGCCACGAAATTCCAGTCCCGCCTATTGGAAAGGTATCGCTAGTTGTCGTATCAGTGCCGAGGTTGTTCTTGACTCCCCATGAGTGTGCGCTTGAGCAGTTGTATTTATTTGTTGTGCCATGTTGATAGGGTGTTGACTCGTAAAGTACCGTGCCGTTGGGAGTATCTCGCGGGATAGACATTGTCTGGCCAATATCGATAGTTATGATGTCTTGCTTGCCTCCCGTCAATGCATATTTGCATGAGTTTTCTGCCGCATTTGCAACAGCTCCGAACAGGGAAATTATAAAAATAATTTTTCTTGGCTTCAT